CATCTAAAATATCTGGTACTTCAATTTCAATTTCTTGGTCAAGAAATTTATCAGAATACAAATCTTTATGATTAAACCAACATAATCGTCCACCAGACAAAGAGCACACTACTTCGTTTACGGGACACTCAGTACAAAAACGTTCGCCACAATGTTTTAGATATTTCTTATATTCTTCTTTTGTAACATCTCTTAATTTCTTTTTAATTATCATTTTTATTTATCTCCTCTATCGCATTTGCGAAAATTTCTTCTACTTGCTTAAAATATGTTTTGTAAATTTCAAGCACCTTAGTATCTCCCGTCTCTTCATATTCATTTCTTTCTTCCCAAAGCACCGCTAATATTCCTAAAATATCAGTATATTCCTGGTTTTTCATATTACTCACTATATAATTTACTATTTGCATAGCAAGAGATATTTTATCATTTGCTTTATTCTTCATTTTTTCTTTTCCTTTCTTTTAAACGGTAACTTATTCTTCTATTGAATTTTATATGATACTAAATTGGTATTCTTCATATTTTTCACTCTCATATATTTATTTTATTTTTTTTGTTGATACTTTTGTTGATACTTTGCGTAAATTTTTTGTTATCTCATTCCATTTATTTACAAGATTTAAGTCGTCAATTGCATATATATCATAGAGTAGCAAAAGATTAAGTGCAATACATATGCTCGCGATATCTCTCTTAATCTCATTCCAACTTACAACAAGATATAAATAATCACATATAATATCAAATTCTGCACGATTTAATTGTTTAAAAGTAATATATTGTTTTACATTATAAGCCACAAAAAGTCTATATACTTTTTGTATATCTTTAAATTCTTCTAGTTCTTCTCTATAATACATTTTATTTCTCACTTTCTATAATAATTCTTTAAATATTTTCATTAACACATTTACAACAATACTATTTCCTGCTTGTCTGTAAAGTTGAGTGGTTGAATTAAATTTACTTGCTCTATCAAAATCTTCATCACTAAAACCCATTAATCTAAAACATTCTTTAGGTGTGAATTTGCGAATACGTAAACCATTCCATAATCTATTATTGTTATGACACGGGTCGGTTAATGTACCACAATTATCTGTTAATTTTCTATTATACAAATCTATATGCTTAACTTTATCAATAGGCATTTCATTTTGTTCTACAGTTTCGACTAACTTTTTATAATTCGTATTTAATGAGATTTCCTTGCCAACTTTATCTTTTACTTTAACTATAAAACTACTTTGAGTAGTTGTAACATTTATAGCAGGACATTCATCGTGTACCCTACAAGCCTTATTGTAGCCGTTAGGGAATGGAATATCAGCACATTGACCTTCGTTAAACTTATCAACAATATTAGAATTAATATATCGTTTTACATCACCATTTTCATTTATCATTTTTGCTTGCGTTTTAGTAAACAATGATTTTTCTTGCAAAACATTTTCTCTTATTTGTAAACATTCGTTTTGTAAATTGCTTGTAGTTTTTAAAGTATTAGAGAACAAAATCATTCCACTATGGTTTTCTCCCGCTCCCCGTGCGGTAATGCACGGGGAGATACTTTCCTCGCCTAGCACCTTTTCAAAAGGCTTTTGGTATGCTTTCCAATTAACAATTTTTGAAATAGCAGTATCACTTAAATAATATTTGTTTTCTACTTCCTTTTCAAGCATATCTTTTAACCTTAATTGTAATTCTTCTTTCTCTGGAAAAGTATAAATATCTTCGCTATTTAAAATACTTACCATATAACATCTATTTCTATTTTGTGGCACTCCATAATCTTTTGCGTTTAAATCTTGCCAATAATTTTTATAACCTAAACTTGTTAAAAAGTTTTGCCACTTTTCAAAGTTATCAATGTTCTTTTTTGAATGCACTTGTGGCACATTTTCCATTAAAAGTATTTGTGGCAATTCTTTACACTCACTTAATATTCTTTTAACTTCCCATAATAAACTACTTGCGGTGTTAGAATTTTCTTCCATCCCTTCTTGTTTTCCTGCAATTGACAAGCTTTGGCAAGGGAAAGAATAAGTTAAAATATATTCATATTTATTTGTAGCAACTATTTCTAAATCACTAGCGTGTAGTTGTGTTATATCACTAACTTTAAAATTAGTATTGTGAATTGCATTATAACTTGCAAGTGCATATTTATCAAACTCACAAGCTTTATAATGCTCGAAATTTGCGTGTAAATTTTCTAATGCTTTTGCTTGAGCACCTATTCCAGCAAATAATTCAATTAAGCGGATAGGTTTTTTAATCTTATAGTGGGAATACCCCCCCCCTACCTACCATTGTAGAGGGAGATATTGGGGTATTCTTATTCATTTTAATCTCCTTTTATTTTATTTATTTTCTTTATATTCTATTCTTCCGTCATTAAATACTCGTTTATTCTTACAGTTAACAAGCATTTTTTCTTTTGCGTCTTTACAAAAAGGTTTTTCAATTTCAAAACCATAAGAACTACGGTTTAATTCATACGCTGCTCTTAAAGTTGAACCACTGCCAGCGACGGGGTCAATTACTACATCTCCTTCATCGGTAAATATTTCTATTAATCTTTTTAAAACACTTATAGGTTTTTGTGTAGGGTGACATTTAGGATATTCTTTTTTACTATCTCTTTTCCATTCAAACCAATTAAAAATCATATGTTTTTGTCCGTCTTCACCAATATTATTGAATTTAGGCAATTTATCACGATATAACACAACAGCATATTCAGTCGCACCAACAATTTTCATATTAGCTTTCAAAACTTGAGCCGAATAATTTTTAATGAATACTAACGGATAACTTTTAACTAAACCGTGTTTCTTCCCTTCTTCTACAACAGTTGGTATTTGTTCAAAACTACAAAATACTATCATAGCAGGAGCTTTATTTGGCTCTTTAGGTTCTTTATTTAAGTATCTTGTACAAAAATCAAAGAAATTATTTATCTTAAAGCCGTCGTCGGTTTTAAAAAATGATTTATTTGCTAATTCACTCTCTCCATTAGCGTTGTCCCCCCCCTATACCATTGAGGATTACTTGCATATGCATTAGTACCTAAATTATAAGGTAAGTCAGCAATAATAAGTTGTGCGTGTGGTATGTTATACACTTTCGCATTTTCAAAATGGTCATTATATAACTCACATTTAATTAGTTTTCCATAGTCTTTAGTTTGTTCCATTGTTTTCTTTCTCCTTTTTGTTATTTATTTGCTTTATTTTTATTTTATTTATTTGTTTTTACTTGCTCTATCCTTTCATTCGCAATATCAAAATATTCTTTATCTAATTCAAAACCTATGTAGTGGCGATTAGTATTAATACAAGCGACACAAGTTGTACCACTTCCCATAAATGGGTCTAATACTACATCACCCTCATTGCTATGTTTAGTAATACATTGTTCTATTAATTTTAGTGGTTTTTGATTTTGATGTACTAAATTCTTTCCACTTACTCTATCAAAAAACCATACATCTGTAATTCTTTTACCATTAAAAGGCTTTCTCCCTTTATTTACTAAAATAATAAATTCATATTGCTTACCGAATTGAGCCATTAAGTCGCCCGCAGTATGATTATTTTTAACCCAACATATGATGTTTTTAATTGTAAAATATTTTTCTATTTCTTGTTTGAAAAAATCTATTTTATTAGAATTACAAAACATATACATTGCACTATTAGGTTTTAATATTCTATAAAATTCTTGAATACTTTTACGAATTAATTCTTCGTCATTATCACCTTTAATAGTATGACAAAATTTATGGGTTTTATCTTTTCTATGATTAGTTTTATATTCCATTAAATAAGGTGGGTCAGTGACAATTAAATCTATACTTTCATTAGGTATATTTTTCATTAATTCAAGGCAATTACCTTGCTTTACGTAGTCATACCCCCCCCCTACTTATAATGCAGTTATTATTCATTTCTCCAACGCTCCTTTAATATTTTCTTGAATAATTCATTCTTATTTAAAAATTCTAAAATCTGGTCTTCTAAACCATTTATAAGTCCCCATTCGGCAAATTGTTCAAAACCACCATTACCACCAAGAATACTAATATATTCTTCAGCAAGTGCTACAATTTCTTTATAAGGTACATACTGTTCAAATTTTCCGTCAACAAATACTTTTACTGAAGTATCACCAATAGCACAACATACTTCTACTTTTTTACCAATATTTTGTGCTTTTAAAAAGGCATAAATATTACAACTTACATCGGCTTTTGAAAAATCTTTTCCGTGTAAGCCACCGCCCGTAACACTACCTCCCATATCACTACCTAATTTTCTATTGGTACAGCCAGTGTCAACATTTATACCGCCCGTCCAATAGCCTAAAGGGTTAATTTTAATTTTAGGATAAGGGTATTTAGACGAGTGATTTATAAGTCCTTTTATACTCGCAGTATCAGATGTATTTTCTGGTACTCGACTTTGACAAATAATATAATTCTCTTGGCGTACTCGGTCGTCAATATTTATAATATATTTTCCGTCACTATAATAATAAGGGTAAATCTCTTGTACTATACTAGTTAAAAATCTTTCTTCTTCTGTTAATGGCACCCCTTTAAAAATACCATTGTCTCCACAACGCATTTCTTCTTCTTGATTTTTTGCTAAGTGGATATCTTGTTTAAATTCTCTATATTCTACTTTAACTTTTTCTTGAGTAATTCTTTTTACAATTTCTTTTACCTTTTTAATAGGTAAATGTTCTGATGTCTCACTTATAATAGTACATTTTCCGTGTCCGATTAAAACCTCTACTGCTATTTTAGGTTCTTCTCCTTTTGTTCTTGCAATAGAATAAGCTAAGTCAACTAATGCTCCAGCAATTCTATCAGCAATTTTATCTGGATGTGAAGGGTTTACTTTTTCAAACATAATTTTACTCCTTTTATATTTTATCTCACGCAAACATCACCGTTATTATACACTCTATAAGTGCATACATCTCCCCAACGGTCAACCACAAATTCTACACAGTCCCCTAAATCATATGCAGATAATAATTCACTATAACTTGGAATTTTATCAAGGGCTTTCTTCATTTTTGTTGTTAATTTTGATGTTTTCATAATTTATTTCTCCTTTTCTTTTTCTTGCAGTTCTATACACGTCATAATACAATAACTTGCTAAATCTAATAAAGTATCAGTTAATTTTTCATCTTCTACTAATCTGTTTTTGTTTAAAATCAAACTTTCTAATCTATTGAACTTATCACTAATACGTGTTAACGCCGAGATTAAGCCGTATTTTTGCACGCTTATACCAAAACTGTCGCCATAATCACTATTTTTACGCGTATATAAATCGGCTATTGCAAGTGATAATTCTAAAAATTTATCGGCTTTAGTTTTTGTATTAGTAATTTCTTTTTCTTTTCGCGTCAATTTTTGCCAACTCCTCTGCTTGTTTTTTACTAATAAATGGTCTTCTTGGCGTCCAATGATTCCACGACTTATTTCTTTCTTGCCATTTTATTTCTTCGTCAACCATTTTTTCATATTTGTTATCGAACCATACTATAATAAAGATAATTGCTAACCCAATAATAAGTTTCATTTATTCCTCCTCTACATCAAAGTAATATTTTTTAATTCTATCTTTACCAACAGTGTTAATAGCACTTTGTGCTATTTCTTTTGAGGTAAAATAAATATTAGAAGAAAGACATTGCGTATAATAATAACAATCAACATCTACATCTTGATATTCGTGGTCATACACAAGCGTATACTTTCCTTGATTTGAATTAACCCAGTCAATTTTCTCTTCATTGTTATCTAAAACAAAATTTTTCAACTCGCTAATTACTTTTAGTTTTTCAACCATATGCTCTGCTTCTTCTTCAGTTCTAAAACAGTTACCTAAATTAAATCTATCTATATCTAGTGGTAATGTAGTTTCGAATACATCTTGCAATGTGTCCCCATTACTATCAATAGCAAAATATCTATCCCATTGTTCAGGCCTCCAGGCTTTATTTTTCTCTACAACTTCCCAGTCATTAGAATTCATATGTATAATTGTTCCTTCTTTTAACCCAATTTCTACAACCTCACCATTAAAAATAGTTTTGATAGTTCCATTCTCCATATACCAATAACTATCAAAGCTAGGTCTTCTAATTTTCTTTCCCTCTACCATTTCTCTATATGCTTGTTTAAAATCCATTTTCAATTTTCCTCCTTTTCTATTTTTGGTATGTTATTAAACATACAAGTTTTAGCATTGTTATTACAATAACCGTTATAAAAACAATCTCCACAAATTTCTCTTTTAGGATATGTTTTTACTTTTTCTTTGTGCTTATTCATTTCTTCTACATCAACCTCTTTTATAATAGTAGTTGAAACATTTTTCTTTTTAATAGTTTTTACTTGAACGTTCAGTTCTTGTTCTTTCTTTCTTCCCATAATAATCTCCTAACTAATTCAAATTAAAATTAAATTTATTTATACCTTCATTAAGTTTGTTATCTCTAATATGTGTATAAATATTTGCGGTTGTTGAAAGTTGTGCGTGTCCTAAATGCATTTGAACCTCTTTTAAACTTGCCCCTTTTTCAAGTTGAATAGACGCAAAACTATGCCTAAAACTGTGGGGGTGTATATTTTTTGTTATTCCTGCACGTTTTGCAATAACCTTACTTGAATTAGTTAATGCAATTCTATTCATAGGTTTACCACTGTTAGAGATAAATAAATTATCATATTTACAATTAGAAATTTTATCTCTAAAAGTTGTGATATATTCTTGAATTACATCTAAAGTCGCATTAGGAATAAATTTCTTCTGAATTTTACCACCTTTTACACGACTTATTATACAACTTTCTTCTTCTGTTATAATAACATCTTGCATTTTTATATTAATTAATTCCGCAAGTCTTAAACCCATTGTTAAAAATGTAGTAAAAATTGCTTTGTCTCGAATATTTTTACAAGCAAGAATAAATCTTCTTGCTTCTTCTTCAGTTAAATAAGTCGTTTCGTGTAATTCCTTATCTTTAAAAGCCTTTATTCTTTTAAAAGGATTTTTTGTTATATATTCATAATCTTCCAAAAAATGATAAAAAGATTTTAAACACATAATTTTTTGATTTTTACTAGACGCTTTGTATTTTTGGTCGTCTAGATATTCGAGATAACATAACACATTATCATTAGTTAAATTTATTAACTGCTCGTTACGTGTTATGTTAAGCACGTTACAAAATTTTTGTAAAATGCTTGAATAATCTTTAATTGTTTTTTCACTCCTTTGTCTTTCAATTTTACAATAACGGAAAAATGTGTCAATTAAAGTAAATTCTTGCGGATTAAAATTTTTATCTAACATTTTAAACTCCTTTCTATTTTTTCTTTTCGTCTCTAGTATAATACAAAATTTTTAAAACAGCACTTTAAATGCTAACTAAAAATCGAATAACGCTTTTGTTCGTAATATGAATTAGTATCTTTGTTATAATGCATAAAATAAACAGCAGTATCTTTCAAATAACCTTGTTGTTCTAAATGAATTAATGCGTTCTCTATTGCGAGAGTAGCAACAGTTAAGCCTGTAATATAAATATTTACACGCGTATAATAAGTGTCAGCTACACAATTGTTTTTATCAGCCAAAACAGAATATGCTTTTCTTTCTAACTCACTAACATTTGTAGGGTCTTCAATTTTATCAAAAACAAATTCTTCGCAAGGTAAGTCGTGTCTACCATTACAAACACCAATATTTATTACTTTTAATTTTACATTTTGTTCGTTCATTTTTTTATCTCCTTTTCTTTCTTTCTTTTCTTTTTTATTTTTTCTTTTCTTTATTTCTTTTATATATCTATAATAATTATTAACTATTACAAGATTAATTATATATTATAGATTATTATAATAGTATTATATTATTATAGATATATATTAGGGGTAAAAGCCACAAGAATTTTGTATACTTTTAATAGTCAAGTATCTGCCATTCTTTTGCGTATAATCTTTTAAATCTTTTTAATTCTTTTTGACATAATCTTCGGATAGCTCGAACATTTGCGGGATATTGTAAAGGGATAAAATATTTTTGTATAATTTCATCCCAAGGTAAATTGTAAGCATAATAATCTAAGAACCAAGGGGTAGCATTTTCCATAACAAATTCAATAAAAGCCTTTTTTGTATTGAATTTTGTATTGTGATATGTTCCTTCTGGAGTACAACCTTTCTCTAAATAGCCATATTTCTCTTTAGTTTCTTTACTTTCAACATTGTCAATTTTGTAGGATTTCTTTTCACCTTCTCTTTTTTGACGTGAATAGTTTGTAACTAAATTATTCATTTTACTACGTGCGATAATACCAATATATGTGGTGATAGTATACATATCGTTATATTCATCAAGTTTACTCCAAACTCTTAACATAACTTCATTAATTAAATCTTCTATAGTATAACCACATTTTTTTAATGTGTCATAGTATTTATAGCACATTTTCGCAATGAACGGCTCATTGCAAATTAATATTTTTTCTTTTTCTTCATAAGTCATAAATTTCCTCCTAAAATTTTAGCCGTTTTTAGGGGGTATTTTTAAACGTTTATATATGGTCTTTATAATTTATTATTTTACCTTTAAACTTTCAAAAATACCCCCTAAATAAGCCTTAAAATTGATTTTAAATAATGTTTTATTGTTTAATGTAGATAATCGTATTCAATGATTTCCATTTCTTTTATTTCATTGATAAAATCGTCTACCGTTTTTGTAACCGCTCTATATAAAGGTAATAGTATTGCAGCAGCGTTTTCGTTCTTTTTAAATGTAATAGGTAAATGAGGTTTTATTTCACCATATTTTCTAGCTTGTCTTACCGCCACAATATCATTTGTATTTAAATTTAAAATTGTGAGTACGTTTTCAAGCTCTTTAATAGAAACATAGGTTAAGTTCCAATATTTTTCATTGAATTTTTCACCACTTAAATTAAATATAACAAAATCTTTGTCAAGGCTCTTAGCACGTGATATTGCTTGATAAATATTTCCTACCGTTATGTAGTTTTCTTCACTAATACAACACCAATCGACTTGACTATTATTGTATATTTCAACTAAAGAAGGGTATGCTTGTTTTTCTTTTTCGCATTCATCAACAGCGTTTAAGCCTTGTATAATTTCATCATCTGTAAAAAAGAATGCACTATAAGCGTTAGTAAATACTTGAGTTTTTACACCATTAATTTCTTGATAATCGCATTTACTCAAAATAGGTTTCTCAGTTTTTAAGTTTTTATTTAAATACTTCTTAATAGCATTTAAACGCTTTTTTGATGTATTAGAGTTTAATTCTTCTAAAGATAAATTATATTCAATTTCTTTTAAATAAGCGTTTAAAGCTCTATAGTTTTCTTCTTTTACCATTTCTTTAATTTTTGTTAATTCAGTTTTATTCATATTTTACCTCTCTTATTTATTTTTTATATTTTTGTATTATTCACATAATTTTTGTAAACTATGTGTTACTTTTTCCCATTTAAGGTTTTATTACATTACTTAAATATTCTTTTTCTTTTTCAGTTAAAATATCTTTTTCAATTTCAATTTCTTGATTTAAAAATTTATCGGAATAAAGGTCTTTATTATAAATCCAACAAGCAATCTGATTATAATCACATATAACGCGTTGAAAAGGACATCCATCACAACAATTACACTGACAGCCTTCATTGGTATCACCAAATTCCTTATATTCTTCTACTGTAATATTTTTTAATTTTTTCTTAATTATCATTTTTCTTACCTCCTAAATTTTATTTACACAAATATTATATCACAAAATTTTTACTTTTAAAAATAATTTATTTTTATGTATATACATACAACCATAAATATTTAAAACATATAATTATATTGTTTAGCTCTTTCAATATCTAATAAATCAAATAATGGTAGTTTTATATAATTATGGGTTGCAGGAATATAAATTTTAATTCCATAATAAAAAGTAAGTTCATTTATATTATTATCATCATCTGTTAACATATCAAATGTAATAATAAAATCTTTACTTTTTACATCGCAACCTATATAGTCATTGTTTAATTTTTTAGCTCCAAATAAACGAGGTTTTATTTGATATTTTAAAAACAAATCAAATAATTCATTTATTGTTTTGCAAGTGCATATATTTTCAGTTATTTTTTGCAAATCACTTACAATATTAATTAATCTTTTTTTCATTAATTTTTGCCTCCTTTTACTACTACTTTATTATAATCATTAATTATCGTTATATTATAAGGTAGATTTCCGTAGAATTCTTCTTCTTCTGGATTATAATCGTTATTGACTTCAACTAGAATAGTAAAGCCATTTCGCATAATTTCCACGCCTCCAGTTTCTAATAGTTGTTTACTTTCTTGTGTGTTTAAAATTAACTTTTTCATTTTTACCTCCTAAATTTTATTTATACAAATATTATACCATATTATTTTTGTTTTATAAATTAATTTATTTTTTATGTATAACCATACAACCATAAATATGTATACACATAAAAATGTTATAATTTTAACTGTCGTATTTCTCCACAAAATTTTCATACCAATCAAATTGTTTAGTATCTTTATCATAACACCAGCCAATGAATTTAGGTTTACCAAACAGTTCATCCCATTTGTAATTAACATTAAATTCTTTATTTATTCTAGCAGTTAATGTTTTAGCCTGAGTTATATAATCTTGTTTTGTTAAAAAATCCTCGTCAATATCATATAGCCAACTATTATTAACTATTTCTAATTCTTTGTTGCTTTGTAATCTGTATGCCTTATAAAGTTTCATATTTTTTTGTTTCCTTTCTTCTTATTTGTTAGTTAAAAACTAACTACATAAATATTATATCATAAAATTTTTATTTTACAAAAAAATTTATTTTTATGTATATACAGTTTTATGGTTTTATGTACGCATGAATTTTTTTGCTATAAAAAAAAGAGCTGTTATAACAACTCCTAATAATTAATTTTAACGACATAACATCCTTTATGTTCCTCATTTTCTATTCTCTGTAAATCGAATATAGAATTTTTATCATTAAGCATTATGTGTTTAATATATTCATTTACATTTTTTAAATTATGCTCTTGCATATATTCTACATCTTCTTTATTTGATAAATACTCAAATTCTGGATTGTCAAGGATTATTTTTTCAATTAAAGCGTCTAAACTGTGTGATATATATACTGTATAATCTATATCATTATAAACTGAATGTTCTAAAATATGAGAGCTTTTATAACCTAACTGCTTAAGTATTTCTGGCATATTTCCATTTAAAAAATAATCCAAATATAATGAATGTACGCCTTCGGGGTATCTCTCTTTGAGTAATTCTTCAAATTCTAATTCTTTATTTAAAGTTAAAATAATTCTTTGTGGCATTCTAGCAAAATAAAGTGGTTCATAATCTTTAAAAGCCTTATTAACATAGCCACCTTTAACAAATACATTTAATAATTTCATAAATTTTCTCCTCATTTAAAGTCTGAAAGACTGTTTCTATAAATATTATATCATAAAATTTTTGCTTTTTAAAATAATTTATTTTTACATATTTATGGTTTTATGTATAAATGTGTATTCCTTATATATAATATATAACAAAAAGCAATAAAAAAAACTACTTATAAAAAGTAGTTATGTTATAATTGGTGGTGAAAGCAATAACCTAAAATATTTATCTCCTCGTTTTCACGGTCAAAGCATTCTATTGTTTCTAGTTCTAATGTATCACCTGTGTTATATTCTTCTAGAATTTCATCTAATTGGATTAGGTCTGGCATTTCTTCTAAGAGTTCTTGATTTTCATTACTTGCGACAAAATCAACATTATATGCGTTTACTTTAAAGTATTCAGTTGTATAAGTAACATCTCCATACTTACTTAATAATTGCACTAGTGCTTTAGAATTTAAATCTAAAAATTCAAAATCACTTTTTACTTTATTAAAAATTGTTACGCTATAATAATTATCAATTTTCGCAAATTGAATTTTTAACTCCTTGTTATCAATAGCAGTAATTACATTTGTTTTGTTTATCATATTTTTTACCTCTTTTCTTTTTTATATATTAATATTATATCACAAAATTTTTATTTTAAAAAATAATTTTCTTTTATGTTTATATGGTTATACATAAATATGTATATTTTTTTTATAAAAAAAAATAGAGCTGTTATAGCTCTAACATTCTAAATTTTTTATATAATAATTTACTACTCCGCTCATCATTTTATAAAGCGTTATACATTGTTTGTATTTATTATTAAAACTATCATAAAATGTGATGTAAATCTCTACTTTATCATAAAATTTACTGTTTAATAATAATTGTGAGTAATCATCTCTCACAAATTTAATATTCAAGAAAAAGTAATGTAAATCTTTACATCTAAAAGTCTGAACTCTTTCTTTCACTCCTTGCAAATTATAAATAAAAATTGTAGCCGTATTATATCTATTAGTCATTTTTTGTCCCTCCATAATTAACTAATCATAATATAATTATATCATAAAATTACTTATTTTTAAATTAATTTATTTTTATGTATATATGTATATAAATATTTATGTAAATATAGCAAGCTGTTATAAAAGCAAAATAAAAAAAACGCTTTAAATATTTAAAGCGTTTAACGGATTGCATTTCTCTAAATCATAAATTTTGCCATTTATATTTATTGTGTTTGAGTAAATGCTCCAATAACTAAATGTGTTATTAGTTATTTGATTATTATTAAGTTGTTCTAAAAATTCTTTTACTCGCATTTTTCTTCCTCCTCTTTTTCATCTTCTTCTGTAATTCCTAAAGTTTCATAAATCCATTTACTGTCAAACCATAACAAATCGTTTAACTCTGTATCAGTTAATCCATCGGGATATAACTCCTCGATTAGTTGCGTAAATTCTTCTTCTTTTCCTTCTTTAATAATACGTTCTTTTGTAATAGTAGCACCGCTCCACGTTTAAAACTCGTGTAATCCTTGCTCACTAATAATTTTCATCTTTTTATTTCCTTTCTTTTAAAGTCTTTAAGACTATTTTTTACATAAATATTATAGCATATTATTTTTATTTTTTAAAATTTTTTATTTTTATGTATATATGTATTTACATAAAAATGTAAAATGGCTGTATGTATAAAAAAAATACTAAACTAAAAGTCTAGTATTTTTAAATTGTAATTTTGATAATCATAAGAAATGTAATCTCTTATGATTTTTTTAGAAAGCGGAATTTTGCTTTCTATTGCAAAACTTCCTTTAATATCATCAACTAACCAATATCTATATTGATTAGTTTTGACAGGTTGATAGTAAACATCAACCTCTATCTTTCCTGTACTATCATAGACAGTACAAAGTAATTTTTTATTATTAAAAGATGTAAAATTAACACCTTTTAATAAATTATTGGAGCAAAGCATATCAAATATGCTCACTCCTTTTTTTATGTTGTCGGGAGTTGTGAGCCCCGACATACAATTTGTAACGCGCCAGATTTGTGCGTTTAAGATTTTTCTTTCTTGAGGCTTCAAGGCTTCAAGGATTCTTTTTTGATAAGGACGGAGGCTATCCTCCACAATTTCCCCGTTATAACAATAAAGATTAGTTACAACGGAGTTTTTGATAACTACTGTTAAAAAGTAGTTATCAGATGTGTAGCGGTTTTCATAACCTACTACTTTAATTATTGATTTCGCCATAATATATCCTTTCTGCTCTTAAGGGCTATAAAGCACATTATAGCGTTGTGCTTTATGCGAACCCTATTATTTTTTTATAAATATTATATCACAAAAAAAATATAAATCAAGTAATATGCTTTACTTGTTTTTATTAAAAAAAATAGCATATTATAATATATAATAATAATATACCCATTTATAATTTTTTATTACCACTACAACATTTTACTTTTAAACTCAAACTTTTTTATTTTTTCTTTTATATTCAAACAAAAAAAATAATATTTTTAATTTAAAACTATCATAAAAAGTACATTTTAAAAAGTGTTAAAATTTGGAAGTTTTTTTGTATCTTTAAAAATTCTTTTTAAATCATAAGAAAAAGTCCAGACATTTAGATTTAATTTTTAATTTAAGACTTAAAAAAGGCGTAAATTTAAACTTTTGTAAATAGTATATATAATTACTAGTGTTTTATATAATACGCAAAAACAAGCCGTTTTTTGCCCTTATTTTTTGTCAAGTAATATGCTTTTTTATTTTTAAGGTCTTTTCTAAGCGTTTGAATTTTAAAAAGTTTAATAATTATTAATTCATTTTATATTTTGATTTTTTAAACTTGATTATGTATATATGCATTTATGTGCACTTTTAATTTTTTTACTATCTTTAAAAATTACTAAAAAAGTAAAGTAAACACTATATATTTTATTAATTAAAAATTTTTATTATCTTTTACTAAAAAATATCAAAAAACAAAGACTAAAGGACTTTACATAGTAGGAAATTTTTCACTAGCAAAAAGTCTGGAAATATTACTTTTAATATCAAAGTATTATAAATGTAAAAGTTTGAAGGTAAAAAGAATATTTGTATTTTTTTGTAAAGAGAGGAAAGCAAAAAAAGTAAAAAAGTTTTAAATTCAAAGTAAAAAGTTTTAAAAAATTTTAAAAAAAAGTTTAATGATAAAACAAAATTTTTTCATTTTGACCTTAAAAAAAGTTTTTACTTAGAAATCGATAAAACTTTATCGATATAATTTTACTTATAAAATCAAACTAAAAAAATTAATTACTTAGAAATTAAAACTATTATTTTACATTAAAAAAGTATATATAATGTATGATTATATACACTTTTTAGTTTTAAAATCAAACTATGCAAGGGGGTATGTTTTGAAATTCAAAGGAAATTTTTGCTTGTGAAAACCCTCATAGCACTTCCTTCTTTCTCCCAAAATTGCCTTTCTCCTTTCTTCTCTTTTTAAAAATCTTTTCAAAAAAATCTTCCCTTCCCTCTCTCTCTTTCCCATTTTCATTTAAAAAATAACTTTCACACTTCCTTATGTTTCCATTTTTCACTTTAAAAAAGTATACATAACTATCACACTTCGAGAAGAATAGTATATATAACCCTACAAAAATAGTATATATAACTAGACAAAGACTCCGACGGTGGTTGCCCCGCAACTAATCAAAAACTACCCTTTAACTTACACGAAGTTTACCTAAAGTTTCACCTAAAGATTACCTAAATTCTATGTAAAGTTTAATCTACTTTCTACATAAATTCTACCTATGTTCTAAACTAAAAACTAACTAAAATCTATCTAACTTCTACGTAAGAAAATTAGAAAAAAATTAATTAAAATTTAAAATGCTAAAAATTCACCTTTGGAATGAAAATAGAATGAAAATGAAATAAAAGGAAGAAAAACACGTAGAAAAAATTGACTTTTTAGAAATTGTGATGTAATGATTTTAATTAGAGAAAAGAAGGAAAAACATCATTGTTTAATTTAATTAAACTAATAGTTTAGTATTATTAAACCTATAATATATAGATTATTATTGTATTGTAAAGAAAAAAAAAGAAAAGATAATAAAGCATTCACCTTCCCGAAGCGAAATAGCTTGCTATGAAACGTAGGGAAGGTCAGTAGCGAAGCCAAAGGCGAAGCGTTAATCTCTAATAGATAACTAAAGAATACCTTTAATAGATAGAGGAAAAGAATATCTCTAATAAATAAAGAAAAGGGGACTAGGGCATAATTACCCTTGTAATGATTAATATAATTATTATAAATATTCATTAACCTTGCATAGATGAAATTCCTTTGTTGAGATAAAAATCTCTTTAGATAATCTTTATTATAATAAATAATAATATATAATTATAGGAAGAAATTAACCTTGCAAAGAAGAAAAAAAAAGAAGGAAAAATTAGTGCCACCAAATTTTACTGGTAACATATATATATAATATATATATATGTCAAGTGCTTTTTTTGGTTGCACTTATTGCACTTAAGTGAACCTATCGCAAATAAATCACTAGAGAGTGACCTCTGTAACCCGGTGGGCTAAACGCCTACCGTCGACGGCGGAATGTCTTTGTAGTTTTGATACACCCCGTAGCGTTGCAAGTAATATGTGATGTATATAATGATATATAATAATAATATATAATAAAAATAAAAAAAATAAAAAATATTTTATAAAAAAGTAAAAAAAGAAAAAGTTTTATGTTATAATATATATGGAAAGTGTAAAAAGAATAATATCGTTCTTTTTTACTAGATATCTTGTTAGGTTAGAAATATTGCTTATTATAGTAATTATACTTGTATAATAGGTAATATTTATAACCTTACGTTATATATTGTCAATCAGTAAATAAGACAATAGGAAGGAAGTGATTCATATGACAAGTATAGAACGTAATGATACACAATATATTAGTGATGTAATTAATGTAGAAGAAATTGAAAAGAAATGGGTAAAAGAGCAACCTATCTTAATTAATGCTACTACGGGTAGTGGAAAGACCTATTTTACTTTAAATGTATTAGGTCAGTATTGTAAAGATAAGGGAAAGAAATTAATACTCCTTACTAATAGAGATATTTTAAAGCAGCAAATAACGAATGCTGTTCCTAAAGAGTTTGAAGAATGCATTAAAGTAAAAACTTATCAGGCAATAAGTAATGCTATTTTATATGGTGATAGATTTCGTAGAGGTACTTCAAGAGTAGCGATAAAAGACGTTTTTAATGATTATGATTTTATCATATGTGATGAATGTCATTATTTCTTCACTGATAGTACTTTTAATTATGAAACTGATGTTGCTTTGCAAGCTGTATTAGAAGCTAAAAATGCTATTAAAGTATTTTTAACGGCGACCGCTACTACCTTTGAAAAATATATAAGAGATTTTTGTATACAAACACAAGCTATATTCCCTTTGGTATATAGGGCTGGAAAAAATTTACAATACAATCATTTATATTATTATAAAGATAATGATACCATTGTAGCTTTATTAAAAAATTTACCTAAAAACGAAAAAGTAATTATGTTCTGTAAGACTATCGCAGAGGCTTATAATAATTATTTAGCGTTCCCTAAAGATAGTGCTTTTATTTGCAGTAAACATAATAAAAACAGTTTTGCTAAATATTCTAACAAGATAATTCAAAGAGAGATAGAAAAAGAGAGCAAGTTTAGTACACGTATTTTATTCACTACTAAAGCGTTAGATAATGGCGTAAATATTATTGATAAAGATGTAAAACATATCATATGTGACATTAACGATTTTGACACTGTTCAACAATGTATTGGTAGAAAGAGATTCGTAGACGACGAAGATAAGATTAATCTTTATATTAGGGGAATCCCTAAAAACCATTTATATTGTACAATTAATATATTAAATGCTAATATTAAGGTTGTTAAAGATTTTAAAGAAATGGATATTAAAGAGTTTTCTAATAAATATGGGCGATATGGAATGAAAGGTATCGTGTATAGTTATGCTGACGATAATAATCAGTTAATATATAAACTTAATTCTACATTAAATTATAAAATTAATAAAGATTTATCTGAAGCACATCGAATGGTGTTAATGAAAGATGAAAGATATCCTAATATTAGAGTTATAGCAGAAAGATTAGGCGTTCCTTATAATGAATTTCAAGATTTAGAAAAGATTCTTGATGTAGGAACTTTTAATGGATATATGAATAAAATAGTAGGGGTTAAGTTATTTGACGAAGAAAAGAAGGCATTTATAGATTTCTTGCAAAGAACGGCAATTTCATTAGTTAACAAAAAGAAGACCTTAGGACTTAAGACAATTAATGGCTTCTTGCAAGATATTAAATCACCATATTATGTTGTATCATATAAAGAAACAAGACGCACGGAGAATTATGCTAAACACTATTGGTTAGTATTTAAACGAAGTGATGAAGAAATGAAGGCTTTAGCACAACAAGCCAAAGATGTAAAAATTATAGAAATAGAAAGTTAAGGAGCGTTATGACAAAAAGACAAAAAGAATATAATAAACACGACCCTTTTGAAGATTTTGAATGGTTTGTAGAAACTGATTTTGAAGACGATAAATGGTATGAAGAAGATAGAAATAGCAACGATAATTTTATAGATGAATTAGAGGAAGAAGACATCTGTAATAAATGGTAAGGTGGTGATAGGTTGCTAAAACTACAACAATTTAATATATTATCTCTAACTTATGAAAGATTAGAGAGTTGTAATTTTAATTTAGATATTGAATTAAACGAAGCGATTTTAAACGATGAGATTATTCAACTTGCTGATAATGAAGTTTTGCGTGCTATTAGACGAATAACACACCACCCTTATGACGCACAAAAATTTAGGAATTTATGGAAGTCTAGAGATATTGTAATTAAACAAAAAAGTGGTGTTGAAAATAAAAGGTTGGTAAAAGAATTAACTTCGGCAATAGAACAAATGCTATACATTCCTGAATATGTTTGTGTTTACACTGAGAAGAAAGCTAAGTATGGTAAGATAGGAAAGAATGGCTTTGTAATTAATGGCATAAAATATAGAAGACTTTTGTGTAGTGCTGGTCAAGCAAGAACGAATAGGACTATGTTTGTAAGCGATAATATTTATAAGGAACTTAATAAAATTTTAAAAAATGGTTGTCACAATGTAAAAATAGAACTTGCGAAGTGGAATGCTTATTATGCACTTTCTTCTTCGGCTACCTTTAGAGTCTCTACACCTAGGGTATGCGTGGTAAAAGATTGTGAAGTTGAGAGAATGACTAAAGTTGAATGGGTAACTGAGTATCCTTCTAATGAGCAAGAAGATGATATAGATACTAGAGAAATTCCACTTAAGTTTAATTTATTTGACGGAATGGGACTTATCAGTCCTAATAAAGCACAAGAATGGGCGTATGAATTAGAATTAGATTATTTACCTAGTGCTTATATTATAAGAAGTGCTTTTGTTAAAGGGTTAGTTGCAACGTTTGATTTTCACAAGTTTGCGAAAAAATTAGAAGAACAAAACGGTTGTATACCTATGATAAAAGATATTTATGGTAAGGAATATAACCCTTATGAAATAGATATAGTTTTATCGGAAAGTCAATTTAAACTATGGCGTGGTTATACTTCGTGGGAAGAATATTGCGAGTGTTTAAAGAAAAGTGGTATTCATTGGGGAATAAGTAAAGTAACACCTAAAATCGAAAAAGATTTTATTAGGACAAATTACCAATTTTTACAAGTTTTAAATTTAAGTGATGAAGATATTCAAGGCTTATGCCAACCTACTATTGAATGGCTAAAGGGCATTAAAGGTGGAGATATAAATCAAATGATTTTATATCTTTTAGGGAAGTCGGTTAAAGAGCAAGATAGTGAAAAATTATGGCAACATATACAAGACCATTTTGTCAGAGCGTTGCTTTTAGATAATAGATTAATTGCTGACCCTTATATTCAAAGTAGAATAGTTAATTCTTTAAATAAACGAATTGAAGAAAGTTATTATGGAAAATTATTAATTGCTGGAAATTATGAAATTATGGTAAGCGACCCTTATGCTTTTTGTGAGCATATGTTTGGCTTAGAAGTAAAGGGCTTACTAAAAGAAAAAGAACATTATTCACATTATTGGAATGATAGAAAAGTTAAGCAAGTGGCTGGTATGAGAGCTCCACTAACTTGGCGAAGTGAAGTTAATTTGCTTAATTTAAAACAAAACGAAGAAACGGAAGAATGGTATAAATATCAAACTAATACTATTATTTATAATGTATTTGGAGTTGATACTATGCTACACGCTGGCTCGGATTAACATAATAGTCCCTTTATATAGAAATATATAAATGTAAATCTGGTGAACTCGTAAATGCGAGGTGTGTATCTATATATTAGATATGCTAACAGTGAAATCTAAAAATAAATTAATTTTTATTTATGATAATACTGTGCCAAGATAAAAAAGAAATTTTTTATAAGGTTAAACGACTACGATAAATGACCTAAGGTTTTTATAAAACTATGGTTATAAAATCGGTAATAATAAGGTGAAATTCCTTATTATGAAGTGCCAGACACAATGTTTATAGAACATTCGTTATTGTTAAAATAATGCCTAACGTTATAACGAGGGTGATGAGATAGTCTAAGCCGACATCATTAAGATGTGTTAAAGTATTACGAAAGTAACGGTAGAACTGTTCGACGGCGACGTAGTGTGTACAACTTCCAACCCATATATTATAAAAGGTAGATATGGTGGTAACCCCGTTTCTTATGCTGTAAAGAAAGCTGAAAAAGTAGAATTAGACGAAAAGCAACTTTATAAAATGGATAAACTTGCTTACAACACTAAAATAGGTTTTATCACGAATATTTCAACTTCCCTTTATGAAGTTCAAACTTTATTTGATAAAGGTTCTAAAGAGTTTGAAGAAATAAACAAAAGGTTAAAACTTTGTTGTAAGCAACAGTCAGCAACTATTGACAATGCTAAAGGAGTTAAAACAAAAGAATTCCCTAAATGGTGGTATACTTATACTAACCCACAAAAGTCGGTGTTAAGTGAAGAAGTAGTGAATTTTAATAATGAGATACTTGCTGATAAAAGACCATATTTTATGAAGTATTTATATCCTTCTTATAAAACTGAATATAAGAAATTCCAAAATGATTTTAATAATTATTCTTTAATTGCTTTTGGTAAATCTTATAAAAATATTGTTAGTGAATATGAAGAAAATAAGAACGAAGAATATAAAGAATTAATTAACTATTACAATCAAAAGAACCCATTACTTGAAACAAATGGTACTATGAATAGAATATGCTATTATATGGAAAGTGAATTGAAAGATTTTAATAAACTTGATATTAATAAAGCCGTAGCAAGTAATAATGTATGGGAAATATTATATAACCCTTTATACCCTATTAGTGAAAGAAGTGTTAAGTTTACACAAATGTTAGAGTTCTTTAAAAGATATAATAGTTTCAAAACATCTAAAGCTTTAAGTAGTAGTGAATTTAATACGTATGAGCAATTTTATAAGTCTTTAAGAAAGCAAGCATTAGAACAAATATCTTCTAATATAGAAGAACTTGCTAATTACGCCGTATATATTTGTTATAAATTATACCCTAGCAAAGCAAAAGACTTTGTGTGGGATGTTTTTGGCAAAGGCGTTGTGCAATATTTACACTCTAAAGTGAGCAATATTTTTATTCCACAATTGATTTATAATACCGAAGAATTTTCAAATGAAGATATTCAATATTTATATCAACATTTTAGAATAAATAATTTATCATTTATTAAAGAAGACGAGGAAATAATTGATGAATAATAGTGGTAAAATTACTAATAATATTTTAGTATTAATGTTAAGTGATAAAGAAGCCGAGCGTTATTCGGTTGACTTACAAGAACGAGTAATAGAATACGCTCAAAAAGAAAAAGGTAAAGGGCGGGACGTTTTCGCGTCTTGTGTAGAACTTGTGTTTATTAAACGTCCGAAACAAGTTATTCAATATCAGCAATTTAGTGTATGGTTAGAGAAATATAAAAAGAAAAAGAAAAAATAATAAGAAAGGGGAGTGGTAGGCTTGATAATTTTTGACGAAGAAGAACAATATCTTAAATTACAAAAATCAGGATTCGAAAAATTTATAAATACTAAAGACCTTACCATTCTCGCCAAACACTATTTGCATATTGATAAACTACCGTTATCGGAAATTAGGGTGAAACTAGTAACATTTGTTACCAATTTTAACCCTAATTTTAGACCTATTAAATACGAAAAGCAATTAACTAATGCAATAAATTTAGCCGTTGCTAATTATCAAATATATAATCCTTTAATATCTTTTAGCGAAAACGAAATGAATTATATTAGAGATAAAAATTTAACTTTATGGGAACAAAAACTTTTATTTATTATATGCTCATTAAGTAAATGGCAACAACACCCTTATATTTATTTGAATAGTGATAGTATTATTCAGATACGTGATTTAAGGCTTATTTTGGGGCTAAATTTGAAAGATTGTGATGTACTTGACTTATTACATAGCCTAGTTATAAAAGGCAAAATAAAAGTCAATTTAAAGCCTATTTTAAAGGTAGAAGTTTTGTGTTACGAAGATACGTCAGATAAGCCTATATTATTCTTTAAAATTAAAGATGATTTAGGTTTACAATTCGACCAATTTATTGGCGAAAAAGTTTTTAAATGCGAGTGTTGTGGTAAACTTTTTAAGCCAACGGGGAAAGCAAGATTTGCAAAGTATTGTAAATTTTGTGTAAAAAAAGAAAATTAAAATGCAATTTTTTCTCGGTGGTTATCGGAAGTTACAAAAATTACACTAATGGATAGGAATATAGTGCTTCAATATTCTTATCGAATGTTATTATAGAAGGGAATGATTTAATGAAAGAAGCAAAAACAAATAATACAGACCGTTTGTGTTTTCCAGAACTTTATCGAACTGTGGCGTCACAAACTGGTGTAACTATTCAAGATAGTCGTATAGTATGCGAAGCGTTTTTAGGAGCTATTGTCGACGGTATCTTAGATTTTCGTACAATAGTTTTAAGTGGATATTTCAACCTTGAACCGAGCGTTAGGAAGTCTCGTCCAGTTGTTCAGTGGGGTACAGATAAGGTGATTAATTCTTGTGAAGCACCTCAAGTAAAATTTGTACCTTGTAAGGACTTAAAGAAAGTAATGAGAGAAACTTATGCTAGCAAAAAGCACAATGAAGAAAGAGAGGACGAAGAATAATGCTAGAAGTTACAGTTGAAGAATTTAAATATTTAGAAAAAAATAATTTATTAGGAACATTTGTTGTTACACGCCGTCAAGGCAAGAGCAAACATAAAAAACGTTATATTGGTGGTGAAAATGCGTATATTTTAAATTGGCTAAGAAATAATGCACATAGAACAAAAAATTATCGTTTAGCTCCACCCGAATATATTAAGAATAAACCACAAGTAGTAAAGGCAAGAAATATTAGAAGTTATTCAACTAATTATATGGTAAATTCTTACATAGGTGCATAATATGGCAATGATTACAAGGAGAGAAGGAGAAAGCGATTTTGAATTCTTTAAGCGTATCATACGTGGCAAACTTGTAGATAAAACAATTACTGAAGACTGGGAAGATTTGAGCGAACTTCTTTTTGGTGAAGGTAATTGCTTTAATTCAAGCGAAGTACGTAAAAGGGCTTATGGAGCGAATCGTGCAATAGACCTTATAGAAAAAGAAGGTATAGATAAACTTCTTGCTGAAAGAAATGAAATTTTAGACGAACTTACTTTAAAGAAGCAAGAAATTCAAAAAGAGCGTGTAAAAATGCAAGATGTAAAGAACGCCTTGTCGGCTACTTTACGTTCTGAAGCAAGACACGAAGCCGTAGTTGAAGCAATAAAAGAAGTAGTAGATAAATTACCGCCGTTAGATGTGGTAGAACCTAGGTTTATTCAAAGTGGAACTAAAAGTGGCGTCTTATGCCTTGCTGATATTCATTTTGGCAAAGAGTTTACTTTATATGGACTAAATGGTGAAGTAGTTAATCAATATAGTCCTGAGATAGTTTATCAACGCTTATGGCAAGTTAGAGATTATGTCCTTGAAATTTGTGAAAAAGAAGGACTAGATAGTATTGACATTATTGAACTTGGTGATACTATTCAAGGTATTCTTCGTATGAGTGATTTATACAAAGTAAGATATGGCATTGTCGACGGGGCTGTGGAAATTGCAAGATTCTTAGTAACTTGGCTTAATGAAATTTCAAAGTTTGTAAATGTAAGATTTACTAAAATTTCAGGAAATCACGAAGAAATAAGACCTTTAGGAAGTAAAAAAGGTGAATTAGCAGACGAAAATATAAGCAAGATAATTTTAGAAATTATTAGAGCGTCTTTAGCGAATAATCCTAATGTGACAATTAATACTACTTTAATGGACGATATAGCTTTATTAAATATTGCTAATTTTAATATAGTAGCCACTCACGAAATAAGTAGCAACCGTTTTAAGACTATTAAGGAGATAGAGGAACAATATGATTGTAATGTAGATTATCTAATTTCAGCACACGAGCATTATGCTAATTCACAAAATGTAGCAAAAGGTAAAGATGTTATTGGTGTGCGTAGTTTAATAGGCACTGATAATTTTTCACGTGTAATAAAAAAGACAGCAGACGCTGGGGCTTTGTTTATAGTTTTTAAAGAAGGATATGGTAAATATATTACTTACGATATATTAGTTTAAAAAAAAATAAAGCAAAAAGAGTGCGTAATTATAATCTTTGTGTTATAATATTTATACCTATAAGTTATAGGTTAAAACTTTTGTGGGTCATACTCCAGACTCCTTCGGGACTGGGGTTCCTAAGGCACGGACAGTCTCACGTGCGACAAGGATTATATAGTGATGAATATTCAATACCTGTCGGATAGAACAGACCGTTTACTAGTTTTGGGCGTAAGAAAACTAGCAGTCATTGCAGATTGAGTGAAAGCAACGGTTCTTAGCACATTGTTAACCGTAATCTGAAGAATGTGTAAAGGGAATATTACATCAGAGAACCCTGCTTTAGTGGGAATTAAAAAAGCGTAGTTGTAGTTTGTACTACAATAATGTGTGAGGGTAGCACATAAATAAATAAGTCCCCACCAAAGATTAGGTGTGTATAGGGAACACCTTTATAAAGAAACCCTAGTATTAAGTCTTTTCATTGTAACAGGGGTTGCTAGATTTAATACAAAAATTAAGTTTTTGATATACTGTACCTTGGAGTGCACCATTCCGTGGAATGCCAAGGAGGTATATCTATTTCGGGTACTCCTATCGAGAGGGGGTAATTGGTGTGCTATCCAATTTAAAATGTAAGTAGCACTAAATTAAATAATTGTCTATACACCGTGGGTGTATACCGTGGGAAGGCAAGGGTAGTGCCTGAATCCAAATATTCCATTTACGGGGAGTTTGCAAGTCTCTAATAAAACTTGCAAAAATATTACAAGATTACCTATTAGTATCATTATTAATGGGTCGTGGATGTTTCATAGGAGGTATTTGCTGCAGAAATACTTCCCTGTGCTAACAGAGTAAAGAAAAATACTATTGAAAGATAAATATTTTGACAGTTCTCACTACGCCTCTAATTTAAGCGTACTATAGTGAGCCGTTATATTTATGTGCGTGTAAAATCGTTTGTGGTAGATTTGTTAATTCATTTTGCACTTATAACGAATTTCGTTTTAATGTAACAGTTCTTAAGAATAAGAATGCGTTCACGAAAAATTATACGCTTAATCTTGCTTTCCTATTCATTTGCGAATTGGGTATATATAAGGCAAGATTTATATGGTTGAATTGACATATGTCTTGGTTCACCAACGATAGGAAATAGTCCTATCTTTAAATCTTATTAAAATAAGGTTTAAGTGGAAGGCGAAGCCACTCTAAATCTTCGCCCGAGACAAACAAGCATTTTACTTCCACGTAGTGTTTGTCGGGCAACATATTGTAATTTATATTATTACAATATGGCTAAATGAATGCGATATGATAGAAGGAGAATTATAGAATTATGATAATGAAAATATATTATGTCGAAGGTAAAGATAACGATGTTATTCAATTAAAAAAGCCTTATAATTCCTTTAATATGGTAGTATGTAGGGGAAGCGGTTTTAAGAATAATCAAAACATATTTTTACAATATAGTGCGTCTTATGCGAAACACGTTGTTTATACTAACGACGACCAAATATTAAATAATGAATTTTGTTGGAATGATGATAATCAAACTTGCGAAGTATATCTAATTACTTTTAAAGACGGTCAAGTTCAAATTAATCAAATGACTGATTTTGTAAAAGAAAAAATTAAACAAGGGTATAATATTCACCAATTATATGACGCAGGAAAATTTACCTTAGAAGAAATATCTCCTAGTACTGAATAGTGCTAGGCTTTTTATTTGCTCTAGTAAGTGTGATAAAATAAAACTTATTGGAGAAAATAAGTATTATATATTATAAAAATTATAGAAAGGAGGACTTATGCCAAGGTCAATTATTAGAAAAGCAAAAGTTCAAAAGTATGTAAGTACCGAACCTATTATATGCACGTGCTTAAGTTGTCAAAAGCATTTAAACGAAAAGAATTTTTATAAATTAGGGCTAGACGGTTCTATTGCCCCTTATTGTAAAGAATGTTTAATTCGTATGACATTAAATAGCAATGGTATTTTTGACGAAGCATTATTAAAACGTGCTATGCAACTTGTAAATAAACCTTTTTATTATAATAAGTTTATGGATATAAAAAGCGATGTTACTTTGGACGAAGTCCAGAAAGCACAAAAATATTTTCATTTTGTGTCTTTAAAAGACCAATGGAAGAAAACTTATAGTGATAGCCAAGACGCCAATTATGTTGACCCTATTGCAAAAGCAAAGGCGAATGCTGATAAAATAGAAATTCCTTCTACTATTTGTACTGATATGGCACTTATTAGAAAGTGGAATATTACTGACCAACAAAAAATTAATTGGCTAGAGAGTGAATATGACGAATGGTGTAAATCTTATGCTATTACAACTAAAGGTCAAACTGAACTTGTTAAGCAAATATGTTTGTTAAAATGGCAAATGACGCAATATCAAATTGCTGGAGAAGATATTCCTGATAAGCTTTATAAAAGTTTTTCGCAATTATTAGGAGACGCTGGGCTTAAACCTATTCAAGAGAGTGAAGGTGGAACTGAAAGTGGTAAGTTCAGTTGGGGACTTTTAATTAAAATGATAGAAGAAAATGAGCCGATTTTACCATTAACTGAGCCAGACTGCTTTGACGAACTTCAATTAAAGATAGTAGGACAACTTGCAAAAATGGAAGGCTTCCATAATTCTATTACTGAAAAGTACGACCGTTATTTAGACGAATATTCAGTTAAAGAAATAGAAGATTTATTTGAAGATGTAGATGATGATAGCGAGGCAGCAATAGAAGACGACCTAGAAGAAAAACTAGCAAATGAGGACTAGGGTATGGCAACTTTACAAACTAATTTGACACAACCCGAACAATATAAAAAATTATGTTCTCTTTTAGATATTAAACCTTATGAAGGTAATGAAGGTTTAGATAAAAATCAAAAACTTTACAAAGCCGTATACCGTTGGACGCAATATTTTAGACGTTATCCAGCACAACTTGCAAAACTTTTTGGTTTAAAATTATTTCCTTTCCAAGAGTATATTCTTACTATGTGGTTTAGAAATAACTATGGTATGTTTATAGCAGCCCGTGGTCTAGGTAAAACATATTTAATAAGTGTCTTTGTATTATTAAAAATGATACTTTACCCTAATATTAAAGTAGTAGTTGCTGGTGGTGTAAAATCACAAGCAATAAAAATTATTACTGAAAAAATACCACAAATTCTATCACAAGCACCTATGTTTGAAAATGAGATAGAAGAAATAAAGAATAATTTAAATGTAGTAGATTATAATTTAAAGATGTATAATGGTTCAGTTTTACACGTAGTTGCTGCGACTGATAATGCACGTTCTAGTAGAGCCCAAATTTTAATATGCGACGAATTCCGTATGATTAAAAAAGATGTTTATACAACTGTTCTTCGTAGATTTTTAGCCGACGAAAGATATACGGGTTATAGACATCTACCAAAATGGAAAGATTATCCGTTAGAGCGAAATCAAGAATTTTTCTTAACTTCAGCACATTTAAAATCTAATTGGTCGTATGAGAAATTCAAAGCCTTTCTAAGACAAATGTTACGTGGTAAGAGATATGCGTTAGTTGCTTTCCCTTATCAAACTTCTATTGAACATAAGTTGTTAAACCCAGCACAAGTAGTAGACGAAGCCGAAGAAAGTGACTTTAATCCTTTGCTTTTTGCAATGGAAATGGGTTGTTTATTCTATGGGCAAAGTGATAAAGCATATTTTAAAGATAAAGATTTATTCGAAAATAGAACTTTACCTTATCCTACTTATCCTAGGTCGTATTACGAAAATCATTTAATAAATGATAAAAAATTCCGTCCCGACCTTAAGAAGATAGGAGAAATTCGTTTATTATGCGTGGATATAGCAACTATGGCTGGTATAAAGAATGACGCCAGTGCTTTTATTCTTTTGCGTTTAATTCCACGAAAGAATGATTATATAAAGCAAGTTGCTTATATAGAAACTATGGAAGGTGGGCATACACAAACTCAAGCAATGAATATAAATAGGTTGTTTTATGAACTTGACTGTGATTATATAGTTTTAGATAGACAAAATGCTGGTATAGGTGTATACGACGCTTTAGTACTTCCATTATATGACCCTGAAAGACAAGTTACTTATGAGCCTTTATGCTCACTTAATGACGAAGAAATGATAAAGCGTTGCCCTTATAATGACGCTAAGAAAGTAATTTATACTATTGCTGCGTCAGAAAGTTTCAATGATAAAATAGCACGTGAATTAAAAGACGAGCTTATTAGACATCGCATAGAATTATTAGGCGATAGTGAAACAGCACAAACCTATTTTGATAGTTTCCCCGAATATTATAAATTAGACGCTGAAGTTAAAAATACTTTAAAATCTCCTTATTCGGAAACAGAAAGTTTAATATTAGAAATGGTTCAATTAGAAATCACTTTTGGTAATACTTCGCAATCTTATTTACGTTTAAAGACAACGGGAAGAAATCGTAAAGACCGTTACACAGCATTAGCATATGGTAATTATATTGCTAATTTAATAGAAAGAGAAACTTTTAAGCCAGATGAGAATTTAAGTTTACAAGAAGGCTTAAGAAGTTTGAATAACGCATTAAATGGACGTGGTGGAAAATCACTACGCAATAAATTTATAGTTTAAAAAGGAAGGAGGAAGACATGGCAAAGCAAAAAAAAGTAAATATTAAAAATGAACAAATGGCAACGCCAGAACAAATAGCAACTATTGAAAGTTATATTGGTGAAAGTTTACAAGATTTTGCAAAGAAATATCAAGATTCTAGGCAAAGAGAAGTTTTTGCTCAAAACTTATATCGTTCTTTAAAGCGTACCGAGAATATAAGTAGAGAAAGTTCTTCGCAAGGTATTTATCAACCTATCGCTTCAAATGATTATGTTAACGCAATTAATTATCACCCCCTTCCTGCTTCTAGTGAGCAATTAGATTATTGGCTTGCTAGACCTAGAGAACACGCTGATAAGTTAAGAGGTTTAAGTCAATATCTTTCTTATTCAGTAGGTGTTTATAAAAACTTTATTACATATAAACACGGGTTAAAAGCCTTTAATTATGTATTAACTTCAGTGGATAGTTATATTAACGCTAATGAAAAAGAATTATTTAAAAAAGATGTAGCCGAAGCACATAAACTTTTAAGAAAACTTAACTTAAAATGGCAAAGTTCAAGAATAGACCTTGCGTGTTTATATGACGGAGTTTTCTATGGTTATATAAATAAGACGAATGAAAGTTATTATTTAGTTCAATTACCACCACAAGCGTGCATTATTACAGCACCGTGGGTTTATGGCTGGAGATTTTGTGTAGACCTTTCTTATTTTGATAAATTTGTAGGAATGGCACATTGCATTCCAGAACTTGCTCACGCATATGAAGCATTTTTACAAGCAAGGAAGGACGGCTTGCAAGGCGTGGAACTTGCTAGTAAGCAATACTATCCTATGCCCGTAAGTAAATCTTGGTGTTTCACTTCTGACATTATTCACCCCGATACTGTTCCTGAAGGAGCAAGTGCTATGGGGGCTGCTTTAGATAATATTTCTTATAGGAATATTTTAAAGAATAAGTTAATTTATGAACTTTATAAAATTATTGCTTTAAAAATCCCAATGAAGAAAAATAGTGACCAACTAGCTATTACTTTTACGGAAGCACAACAATGGATAGCAATGGTCAAGGATAACTTACCCGAAAATGTTAATGCTTATGTTTCACCTTTTGATAGTTTAGCAATAAATTCTAATCAAGTAGGCGATTTACAAGCATATCTTAATTTAGGTAGTGATAGTTTTTCTTCGTCTAGTGGTATACCTCAAGCATTCCTAGGTGGCGATGACGAACTTCACCAAGGTACTGCTTTAGCATTTGTAAACACTGTTGAATTTAATAAATCAACTAAAGATTTGTATTCGCAAATAGAAAATTTTGTTAATTTCCAATTAGATTTGTTACCTACTAAATACCGTTTCCATATTCATATGTTTGGTAATGCGACTGAAAAAGAAAAAGAAATTCAACTTTACGCTGGGCTTATTGGCACAATGAATCTTAACCCCGAATGGGCATTAGCGTCTATGGGGCTTGAACCTTTTGAGATGTGTTCTACAATGGAAATGAGCGATATTTTAGGTACTAAAGACAAAATGAAACCTATGGTATCAGCATTTAATACTAAGAGTGGTAGTGCGAATACAAATAACAAAGGTGGTAGACCACAAGAAAGTCTCGACGGATTAACTAGTGAAGGGGCTAGTATAGGTAGAGATTATGAGGCAAATGAAGATGTATAGAAGGTATAGGAGATTTAAGTATGCAATTTTTAACTCAAAACACTAGAGATTATTTAAGTAAATTATTTTTACACGAAATGCGTAATGCATATATCTATTCCTATGTATCTTCTTATTTAGCTACAATAGGTTTAGAACACTTCGCTGAATTCTTTAAGATTAGAAGCCACGAAGAATTTAAACATTCCGAATGGGTCAGAGAATTTTGTGAAGAAAAGAATATTTTGTTAGATTTTGGAGCAAGTATAGAAGGGTTTGATTATGACCTTTCATTACAACCTATTTCAGCATTCACGCAACTTGCATATGATGTAGAAATGGAAACAAATAAACTATGGGACTTGTTCTTTAAAATGGTTTATGAAGAAGGTAATAGCCCTTTACTTATTACCTTAGCAATTAAATTCCAAGACGAACAAAATGAAGAAACAAAATGGGCAACTGATTTGCTAGATTATGCTGAAAATTTAGGCAATGATAAAGCCGAATGGCAAAAATTTGACGCAAGTTTCAACCCTCATAAATATGACGCATAGGAAGTGAATTATATATGAGAGTTGTAAATATTAGTAAAGAAAAATTAAAAGATAAAACTTTGTATTATCAATGTGGAAGTCGTAAACTTTGCCATTGGTTAATCACTTGTAAACAAATATTCCCTATTAATTCATATATTCACACTAATGGAAAACTCATTAGTGTTTTTGTTATGAATGAGGAATTATCTGAATGTTTAAAAGAGTGGTCAATACATAAGCCAATAAAAGAAATTAATGAAGGAAAGGAGGAATAATATAATGGACGAAAATCTATTAACTAAAATGCAATTTGATAATAATGAAGAACCTAAAAATACTCAAAGTGTGTTTTTAAATCTTGACAAAATTGCTGTGCTAGAAGAAGACGACGATATAATGTTAGTCGACCTTTGGTTACTCCATACTGGAAGAAACCGTAACAAAGTAGATTTACACAAAGATGTTGTTGAAAAGGCTATTCCTACTTTCTATAATAAATTTATAGTTTACCAATTCGATAACGACTTTTCACCTACCGACGTGGCTAATCACAATTTTAGTGATAATGACACGACAATGAATATCGCAGGCATAATTCTTGAAGGTACTGGTTATAAGTGGGTTAAGAAAAATGGTAAAGAATATCTTGTAATGGCTGGTGCTATTAGTAAAGTATATCAACCTATGTTAACACGTATTATCAAAAAACGAGGTGGTAACCTTAAGGTTTCAGTAGAAATTTTACTTAATACAGACGATGTAGAAAACAAAGATAACGAAGGTTATATCGTACCTACCGAAATTAGACTGCGTGGTGTTACTTTACTAGGCAAGAATATAGAAGAAGGAATTGAAGGTTCACACTTAGATGTAACAAAATTTTCCCTTATTACTAATTCTTGGTTACAAGAAGATAAAGTAAAGAATATTGAATGCAAATTTAGTTCTCTATTTGGAAGAACAGAAAATAGTAGTTTACAAGGAAAGGAGGATAAAACATTGGCAGATAATACAATCCAAGTAAACAATTCTTTAGGAGCGAGAGCTATTGAAGAAAAAATCTGGTCTTTTTTAAGTCAATATAAATATAGAGACGGTGAATGGGAAGGTCGTAAATATTACATCGAGGAAGTTTACCCCGAAGAACATTACGCTATAATTCACGATAATGAAACCGATAAACTTTATAAACTTCCTTATGAAGTAAATACTGACGGCGAAACTATTGATATTGAAAGAGATAAAATGACTGCTTTAAAAGAAGTTGTTAAAAAAGAATCTTATGTTGAAAAAGACCACAACGAACACGTAATTCGTAATGCATATAATCTTTTATATAATGCAAAAGAATTCGGTCAAGGTGAAGAAATTAAAGTAGACGAAAGTAAAGAAGCTATGAGTGATAAACCTTGGGGAGAAGTAGATAAGACTAATTTAAGAAATAAAGTTTTAGACGCTTCAAACTATAAAGAACTTGTACATAAAGTTTATGCTTTAGTAGAAGAAGGTTGGGAAGAAGCTCCTAGCGAAAAATTAAAATATCCTATTATGGAGATAAAGGGTGGCAAAGCTGTTTATAATAAAGACGGTCTTGCTAGTGCTTTAGGTTATGCTAAAAAAGAAGACGAAAAGGAAGTTATTTCTAAAGTCGAAAAAATTAGAGAAGACCTTGGTATAGGTGAAGAAGAAAGCAAAAAAGAAGTCCAAAAGAATAGTTGCGAAGAAGACGACGCTATTGGTGGCGAAGATTTTTCTAAACAAATTGCTAGCCTAACTGAAGAACTTAACGCTTCTAAACTTGCTTTTGAAGAATTGTCTAAAGAACACGAAGCTAAATGTGAAGCATATTCTAAACTTGAAGAAAAATGCAAAGTATTTGAAAGAGCCGAAGAAGTAAAAGAAATGAGTGAATTAATTAAGACATATTCTCATTGCTTTACTGAAGAAGAAAGAGAAGAATTTTCAAAGAAATCTGAAGAAATGGCTCTTGCTGATTTTGAAGCATTTATTAAAGAAAAAGTATGCGAAAGCGTAGCAAAACATTCACGTGAAGAAGAAAATCATACTGGCGATAAGGCTGAAGAAGATGAAGATGATTTAGAAGAAGGTAAAGAACGTAAGTTAAAAGAAGAAGTAGAAAAGAATATTTTTGCTTTTGCTTATGAACCATTAAATCAAACTTTCGGCAATTCTCGTAGTGAAGAAAAGCCTTATACAATAGATGAAATTCTTGAAGCGTTACGTAAATGCTAATTTATTAATTTTTGCAATTAATAAGTCACACTAGGAGTAGTATAAAAAATACTACATAAATTAAAAAAATAAAAATAGAAGGAGATTTAAAAATTATGGCAAATTATATTGCTGTTCCTACAAAACACGTTCCAGATTATTTAATCTGCCACGCTGTTGTACCTGCTGGACAAACTTTACACGTTGGTTCAGTTGTTGCTTTAGAAAGCATTACTGGTGCTAGAAATTATAGCGTTTGGACAATGACTGCTCCAGCAGCAGCTGCTGCTCACGTTGGTATCATTGTTGGTGCTGGTATTGAAGAATTAGCAGACGGTAGACGTCCTGCTGGTAATGTTGACTGGACAACTTACACTTTCAAAGCTGGTGATATTGTTACAGTTGTAATGTTAGAAAAATTTATGTCTTTTGAAATTTCTAAAGACGCTCTAGGAGATACTACAAATGTTGCTGTTGGTAATTTCCTAGTTACTGACGGTTCATATGCTCTTGCAACTGCTGCTGCTAGTGCTGGTAACCCTGCAACTTTAAAAATCGTAGTAAATGATACTTATTTCCGTAATGGTGGTAATGCAGGTGGCGGTTTCGTTCCTACATTAATCGTACGTGTAGAATAAGTGTAGAGTATAGAGAAAGGAGATAAAATAAATATGGCAGAAAAAGAAATTATGTGTAAAGTTTTCTCTCGTGAAAACACAGACGCTTCTTTATTTACAATTGTAGATAATCTAAAAAATGTTATTAAGGCTGCTGCTTCAAACAAATATGGTCATACTAATATGATTCAAAAATTTTCTATGGACAATTATATGTCTGAAATGCAAAAAGTTAAAGAAGCAGTACTTCTTTATTGTCAAAAATTTGCAAGTGTTGGCGATATTAAAACTAAAACAGATGTTGCAATGGCTTTTGATAACAAAAACTTCACAACTATGTTTAACTCAATTGTTGTAAGTGCTTTAAGAGGTGTAATGGTAGAAGCCGTTTCACCACAATTAAACGCTTTATGTAATATCGTAACAGTTGAAGTTGGTGATTCATATACTTGGGACATTGATACTAAAGGTTTACCAATTGCACAAAGAGGTTCTTATAATGACAATGTAGCAATTTTAAGAGGATATGCTTCTAGTTCTATTACAATTTCTCCAAAAGTTTATTGTATTGGTACAACTTTAGATTATATCAGAATTTTAGCAAACGATTATGACTTCGGGGCAGAACTTGCACGTGTTGTAATGGGTATGCTTTATGCTCAATACAAACTTGTTGTTAATACTATTTTCACTGCTGCTAATATTCTTGATACAGCATTAGTAAGTGCTGCTTGGAATTCTAATTCATTTGTTCAATTAGCAAGTGATATTAAAGCATTAAATGGTGGTGCTGGCGTTACTGCTTATGGTACTTTAGTAGCATTCAATAAAATTGCTGCTTTAGCAACTACTGGTGGTTATGGCTTCGTTAGTCAAGACGAAATTATTCGTAATGGCTACCTTGGCAAGATTTTCGGTGTTGACTGCGTTGTTTTAGACCAAGCAACTGATTATTCTGCTCCATTCTTAACAGCAACTGCTGCTAGCCTACGCTTAATTCCAGACAATTATATCGTTTTATTAAGCACAGTTGGTGATAAACCTATTAAATTAGTTCGTGAAAACTACATTCGTGTACGTATGATTGAAGCACAAGATAATAGTTTAAATCGTATTGAATACAACTATTTCCAAAGTTTTGACGCTGGTTACGCAACACAAGCTCATTACGGACTTCAAGCAACTGCTTAATTTTATTAAGCAAAAATAATTGTTAATTTAGCAATTAACTGACCATAAAGGGAATTCGTCATACAGCGTTCAATGGCGTTGATTTTTATGGCGAATTCCCTTTTTTTATTACGAATTTGAAAGGTATTATAGACGTATGGAAAATACAAAAAACTTTATAGAAGAAAACAAAGAAACGAAAAGTAATGCTCGTAAGAGTGTTAAAGACAAAAAAATTGAACAATTAGAACAAATGGTAGCAGCCAATAATAAAACTATTGAAGATTTAAAAAATATGATTCTACAACTTTCTACTGCTAATTTAAGTAGAAATGTAGCAAAAGAAGACGACGGCGAAGGACGCAGTGTTGAAGTTGGGTCACGCTCTATCTATCCTTTAGTTGTTGGCACAGCCGACGGTCATATTTCTTATACTTTTAATTGTGGCGACATTCAAGAAATTGAAGTTCGTGAGTTAAAAGAAATCTTTAAAAATGATAAATTACATATTAAAGATTTATTCAAAAAAGGTGCATTATATTTTGTTGATAAAGATGAATATGCTACTTTTAGAATTAAAGATTTTATTAATTTAGATGAGGCTTTTTATAAACATTGGCTTATTGAAAAGACACCACAAGAAGCAATAGAAGAATTTAAACGCATTACAAATGATAAGAAAGATTTTATTGCTCTACATCAACTTGTATATGGCATAGGTTATGCTTTAATGACAAGTGATATATTCAAGAAATGGAGTTATGAAAATCGTGCTGCTATTGAAAAATATTTTGGCAAGAAAATTGAAGATGTAATTGTCAATATTCAAGCCTATGAAGAACGCCCTAATAAGCATTAATATAGGCGTAAGATAATTGTTTAATTTTAAAGTAAAAGAAAGGAGATGATAGTTTTGGGAACAAGTTTTCAAGACATATATTGTCAATCTCGTTTATTGAAAATTGATAAAAAATTATCATTGCTTCCAAAACCTATGTATTACTCTTTGAATTTTAGGTGGTTAAGATATGCAATTTCAATGTTTGAATATGATATAAAACCACAAGAAAAATTACAAGGATATACTCCTTTTTGGGAACAAGATTATTATTTTGTTGGTGACGGTACTGAAAAAGAGTTTTTAGCAGATTACCCTACTATGTATCAGCCAATACAAAGTGGTGATAATTTACGTGGGAAGACTATTTATTTTAACACAGCTATATTGCAAGACAATTGGAAAGCAGACCCTTTGACTAATAGTGTGTATTATGATTCTTATCTTAAGATACAAGCACAAGGTGCTAATTTAGGCTATAATATTAATGCAAGCACTTATAATAATAGAGGCGATATTTGTTTATATAATGATGAAACAGACGAAATTATCGAAGTATTATATGACGGTAAGCAAAATAAGTGGTTAAAATCATCTTATACTTTTGATAATAATTATGATTACATTGTAAGTTTTGATAGTTATAAGTATGCAAATATAACGGTTGATAGAAATATGATACCAACATATTATAGTATGCTTATATCTTATGCTCCATTTACTTTTGGTGAATATATAGGGATAAGAGAAAATAGTGATAATGCGACTTATAATATGGTAAGTGCAAATAATTATACTATGTTCTTAAATTTTGACGGCATTCATTTTACTTTTAATAATGCTCCTAGTAATTTAAGTGATGTATTTGTTAGCCTATATAACGAAGGAAATTTTGCTTATGATTTAACCGAAAGGGAAATTACTATTTTAGCAGAAGCAATGGTAATACCTTTTGTAGAGCAATATAAGAATAATGCTACATTAGATAAAGCGTTAATTTATGGTGGCTCTATGAGGTCTCATAGTCCAGCAAATTTACTTGACAAGCATATTGCTAGTGCTGAAGACCAACGAAATTATGTTCAAAGTCTTATTAGTGAATATACTTATAAGACTGAGTATTATACTCAAGATAGCTTTAAGCCTTTAGGAACTTTTTGGGCTAGGCGAAATGGGAGGTAAACTATGAAAATAGCAACCTCAGCCAAAAATCAAAGTTGTTGGGAAAGACTTAATTACATAGATAGTGTTGATAGTTCATTAGAAGATGATATTGCTGATACTATCAAAGACAATTTCAAAGATAATGTATCTTATAGACAAGTGTATAAAAATGAAGACCCTAGTGTTATGTATGACACGTGGATATATAATGGTAATAAGCCAGACCAAATAGTAGGTTGGAAATATTTAGTTTCATATCCTTATGACAATGTTCAATTTTCTATTGGCGATGTAGTATATTGGAAGTCTGTTGACCACGACAATACATATTATCCTTGGCTTATCACTTCATTAGACACGCAACATTATTATGATGTTAAAGGGCATATAGTCCTTTGTAATAATGTGTTAGAAAAGACCATTAATGGTGTTTTAGCGTGGTCATATCCTTGTGTATTTACACATAATATTGGTAGTACCGATTTATCATTCGGTTCGCAAGGTGTGCCACAAGCACAAGGTACGGCGTTAGTACAAGTTAGAAAGAATGTAAATACTTCTACAATAAATATAAATGATAGATTTGTTCTTAATGGCGGGACTTTCCAAGTTACACAAATTAACGACCATATTGCTCCTAATTATTTAGAATTATATTTGCGTTATGTTCCTTCAATGGAAGAAGATTTAGTTATTGAAGAAAGTGAAAATATTATTACACCACAAGTGTATAATATACCAATAGACGCCGAACAAGTTTATGAAGTTTATAATTATGTAAACGGCGTAAAAACTAGTGATGTATTTGAATACGAATTAGACGCACAAAATCAAGACAAGAGTGATATAGATTTTATTACAAATGATAATGGCTTTACAATTCGTTGTAATACTAAACTTCCACTTCCTATAATTATAACTTGCACAAATGTAACAAACCTTAGTACTACTCCTTGTTCTATAACAATTACATTAGGCAATAAATGGTAAAGGTAGGTGATATTATGAATAACTCTCCTAATTATAATATTCCTAATATATATAATCAATTTTTACCAGCCGAAAATATATGTGAATGTATTGTAGATTTCTTATTCAATAGTCCTAATGCTAAAAACTTTTGGAAATTATTATATTATACCGAAAGAGATTGTTTGTATAAGCCAGACTTAACAGACGCTCAAAAGGCAAATATGATATGTAAAGACCCTACTATTGACGGTGCAACAGCAACTAAAAATATTATATTTCAAAAAGATATAGACGACGGCTTTACACTTAATATTCCACAAGTTAGATTTTATACGGGAGATTTTACTCCTATAAATGATTACACTGGTGCTATTGAAATTCTAGTAGAAATTGTAGTCCCTAATAAACTAAGTTCGGGAATTATTACTGATAAAACACAAGTTGGTGACCGAGCATATTTAATAGGTAAAGAAATTCAACGTAATATAACACACGACATTATTCCTAATTGTGGTGCTAATTCTCTTATTTTTATGAATAAGAGTGCTCCTAGTGGAGTTGGTAATGGTAATGGTTGGTGGCGTGTAACTGCTAATAAAAATTATAGTGGCTATTTTCTTTGCTTTAGCATTCTTTGCTAAAAGGAGGATATTATGAGTGAATTATACAATGATACTATTATAGAAACACTTGAATACCAACAATTCGTACACATAGCACAATATTTTTATGGAACAAAAGATTATTATAATTTATTTTATTCTAATAATTATCCTATTGCTTATAAAAAGATTTTAAGTGAAGGTGATGAAAATACACCACCCGAAGTAAAATTCTTCTATATTTACCCCATACCTCTTAGTTTGTATGAGGCATTTGGTGGAATTTTACAAGCCGTATTTAATTTAGATGAAGAAAAAATGCAAGGAAAAGACCCTAGAACTATCAAATTGTCATACTTAGACTTTTTGGTTTATAAGTCTACACAAGCAAAAGACGGAGACGCTCTTCTTATTTTGCTTTTTGAAGCGTTAAGTCAATGCTTGCATTTAACTTCTGACCAAATAAAATTAGATATTATAGACGGGCAACTTAAATTATTTTTAGACGGCGTAGAGATTAGTCACGAAGAATTTAATGAAATACGTAATATAATTTTAGACCAAAATAATATTGAAAAGGTTGACCTTTCTATTCACCCTTCTATAAGGAAAGTGTTAAGAGACGCTGAAGAATTCAAAAGAAAACACGCTAAACATAAAATGTGTTCTTTAGAAGAATTAAAATATAGAGTAATGGGGAAGACGGGTTTATCTTTTAATGAAATTAACGAATTAAGTGTAAGACAATTTACTAAACTTGTAGAAAGTTTAGAAGCAATTAGTTCTTATGAACTTAATATGGTTTTGGCTCCTAATATGGAGAAAAAAGACCAACAAAATATTGTCCACTGGCTTGCTAGTGTCGACAAGAAAAAGAATACTATTGAAGATAATAGCATTTCTCTTGACGAAATGAAGAACAAGTTACAAGCGTAAATAATGAATGTAACTAAAAAAATAAATAGAAAGGATAAAATATCATATGAATAAGTTTTTAATCGGTGTTGCCGATGTTTGGCTTTATGCTGACGCACAATGCACTTCATTAATTGCTACTGCGAAAACAATGACAAACAACACTGTTGATGTAACTAACACTTCAGTTGACATTCAAGGTGGTAAAGGCAACAAACTTTTGAAACGTTTCTTTACATCTGCTATGGCAAATGTTACATTAACTGATACTCGTTTCAATTTAGGTATGATGGCTGCTAACTGGGGCGAAGAAGTAATGTCTACTTTCTCTACTCGTAAGCAAGAAGCTGTTACATTAAACGGTTATCAAGGAACTTTAACTGGTACTCCTGTGGGCGTAAATGGTGGTTCTGCTGTTGCTTATATTGAATACAATGGCGAAGTTAACCAAAAGAGTATTGTAGTAGGTTCTAATAAACAATTTACTATCGACGCAAGTTACGGCATTCCACAAAATGCAAAAGTATGTGTATCTTATTTTGCTATAAATGCTGACGCTAAATATGTAACAATTCCAGCCGAAATTGCTCCAAAAGTAGTTTACGCTGTATTTGAAGCCAATTTAGCAAGTAATGAAGCTGGTGAAGGTATTATCGGTCGTGCTACTATTATTATTCCTTCACTTCAATTAAGTGGTAACCAAAGTATTTCTTTAACATCTGACGGTTATGCTACTCAAGACTTAAGTGGTACTGCATTAGCATATACTCCTACTGAAGCCGATAACCCTTGTGCAAATCAAGACATTTATGGCTATGTAATTGAAGAAATTTATGGTAATAATTGGTACGATGAAGTTAAAGCATTAATCGTACAAGATATGAATGCTGCTTCTGGTGCTAGCGTTCCTCTAGTAGTATACGCATTCAATGGTGAATATTCATTCCCATTATCTGACGCACAATTAGACGCTTCACAATTAACAATTACAGGTGGTGCTGGTGTAACTTATACTAAAGCAACTCATACTGTTTCAGCAACTGCTACTGGTCAAGTTACTGTTAAATTAACAAAGACTGACGGTACAGTTGTTCAAGACGAAGGCACAATTACTATTGCGTAGTAATTTATAACCTTTAATTATACAAATAATAGGATTAGATATTTTTACTAATCCTATGTTTTTTAGAGTGGTAGATAATCATAATTTACTATTGTAAAAAGCATAGGATTACTAAATATCTATTTGTAGTTCGTGAACAAAATAGTTTAAGACTAAAGTTCAAAATCACTAATTTAGAATTTAGAAAGGAAACGAATAAGAAATGATAAGAAATGTAAAAATTACAACAACCGTTAATAATCAAAACATTTTTGATTTAGCGAATGTAAAAAGTTCAATCATAGAAAGAATGGGTTGGAAGAATTTACCCATTGCTACACAAAATGCAAATTATAATTCTTTATTTGAAAATGGAATAAAAATTAAGTTTACTCTTATATTCCCAGCAGATAATACAGTTTCAATTAATGGTGGAATTGCTAACGCTTTAATTGAAGAAGTAGCATATGATAGTGGTGGTTATACACCTTATACAAAATCTATTGTTATTGGTTCTCCAGCCACGGGAATAATTTTTAGTTATGATATGCAATAGGAGGTTATTATGGCTAATAATAACAATATAGATTTAGGGTTAATAGTAGCCTTAATTAAAAAATTAGGTGGCTCGGCTGGCGATATTAATAAGCAAATCGCTGATTATATTAACTCACATACTAATGTAGCTGGTGGTATTGCTGGGCTTGATGACGCTGGTCAAATTGCTCCTGCTCAACTTCCCGATAGAAATCACCAATTAGTTTTACCTTATATTGTAGAATTAACGGGTAATGAAATGGCTAACGCAATAGACGCTGAAACCGAAGATTATGGTACATTTGCTGTTGGTCAACTTGCTACACCTACAACTAATGATGTATTTGTAGTAGGCCATTTATACCAATATGTTTCAGAAGAAGGCGTGTATAATTGGAATGACGTAACTGAAGCGGTAGAAATTAATTCTACAAGTGCTGCTACTTTACCTTTAGATACAATAAAAATTGGAAATAATGTATATGCTAATACATATGTAATAAAGGCTAATTTTATAGAAGGTGTAGACCAAGATTTAACTCAAGTGTTGACTTCTGCACAAATACAATTGATAAAAGAACACCCGCAGAATATTTTGATTGAAACCGACGACAGAGTATGCACATACCGTTATGTAGGAAAACCTGCTAACGAAACAGTGGTATTTGTCGGGTCGTATTGGGAAGAAACTCCCTTGATAAGTCAAACATATTTATCGATAAACTTTTCCACTCAAACCTATGATTTACACATTACATATACACGAGGTAATAATTCTTTCTCTGCGACAGTCCTTCCTTCTTCTTTTGCTGAAGATAGTACTTATGCTGAGCAAGGTTTTAATTTTAAGGCTACTATTCCTTTAGACGAGAGAATTTTCGATTATGCTTTTGCAACTGTTGCTTTTTCAATGGCTGACGCTATGAGTGGAAATTACGCTCCTTATTGCGAAACTTATGACGGTGGTGTTTATATTTGGGCGAAAGAAAAACCTACTTCAAATTTAATTATTCCTAGTATAGAGGTGATGTATTAATGGCAGCAGGAATTACTAATGCAATTATTGGAACAGCCGAAAACCCTTATATCGCAAGTACTGAAGCCAAAATGGCTCAATATTTAGCCGATAGTAAAAAGGCTGGGAGTTTTATTCAATATACGGGAACAAGTGGAACTTATGTTCAAAATGAAGTTTATAGAATATTAGAAAGTGGGGATATTACACAATATATGCCAGTGACAGATTTAGCTCAAGTAGCAACAATAAATATAGACGCTCCAGCAGCAGCCGTGAATGGAAGTATTACGGCTAACCAACTTGCTATTTTACAAGCAAGTGATAATAATAACCTTATGTTTAATCACGAAAAGTTTTACTTAAATGACAAAGGTCATAGTGAAGGGTTTCTAACTTATACTCACGTAGGAATTGAAAACGACCTTGTCTATATTAAGACTTTTACTATTACAGTTAATAATTTAACTTGGGTATTAAATATTCGTTCACTTCCAGAGTTTGAATACGACGCTTCTACAAAAACTTTAGTTATTACTGAATAAGGTAAGAGGTGATTTTATGCCTTTTTATTATGGAAGTCAAGAAATAGAAAGAATAAAGTATTCTAATCAGTTAGAACAAATTACTAACGCACAAGTAAATATAGTACGCTATAAAAATAGAAGTACTAATGTAAACGAAATAATTTTTCAAACAAATTTAATAAAAGCAGGGACTTATACGGGCAACCCTACTATAAGTGCTTTAGCAAGTGAAAAAACTTGCAATATTGCTTTTACATCTAATAATACAAATTTTATATCTTTCGTATTTACATCTTCTTATCTTAAATATGATGATACTTCAGTATATTCATATAGTAATAAGAGTTGGGCAAACGCTTATAAGAGTATTACTATTACAAGTGATACTTATGTTGACCAAGATGTATACGATTGGTTCAATGTGAATTATATTAAATCATAGGAGGTAAACGCTAATGGCAGTTTATGTTCAATATGGAAAAGTAGGTAAGCCTATTTTATATAGTACTTTACCTACTGCAAGTGCCGACTTAAATGGCGTTATAGGTCAAGTTGGCGATAATGTGTACCAATGCGACGGTACGCAATGGGTAGCGTTAGCGTTACCTGCAAATTTACAAGAAAAAAATGTTACAATAACACAAAATGGTACAACTGAAATTACGGCTGACAGTGGCTATGACGGAATGAGTAAAGCGACTATTATTACTAATGTTACTACTCCAACTGAAGAAAAAACAGTTGATTTAGATATGGCTAGTGGTAATCAAGTAGTTACTCCTACAAGTGGTAAAGTTTTAAGTAAAGTAACTGTTACAAAACCTAACACTATGCTTGCTGAAAATATTAAAAAAGATATTAATATAGGCGGAGTAATTGGTACTTATGAAGAAGTAATTCTTCCTACTTACGAAGGCTTATTACGCTTTGCTTCTAACCCTACGATTTCTCTTTCAAATAGCACTCTTACTATCACAGCAGTAACAAATGCAACTTCTTACGCTATTTATAGTAATAATACTCTATTAACAACTATTACTACAACTAGTGTTGATTTAAGTACTTTAATTACAACTGCTGGAACTTATACAATTTATGCTATTGCAAAAGCAACTAGTTACGCTGATAGTGAAAAGAGTAATGAGGTAACTTATACGGTAGAAGAAACAGGACATAAATTAACTTTTAGTGATGTAGATAGCGTAACAGTAAATGGCAATACGGTTACAAGTGGTTATACTTTACAAAATGGTGATGTTATTGTAATTAATAAACAAGCTTCACATCCTAGTTCTGGTGGTTATCATACTGCTGACATTCAAGTGAATGGAACAACATATTATGGTTTGAATTCGCCGCATACTATTAGTCTAAGTGATACTAATATAAGTGTAGGTGGAAGCTATCAAGGTGCTTTAGAAATTGGTGAAATTAATTGTAAAGTCACCATCAATTATACAGAAACAAGTACAAGTGAATACAATGTAGAATGTAGTGAATATGCTTTAAAAGCAGATACGTCAATACAAACATATTATTCAAATGATAATGGTCAAACTTGGACTGAATTTGATAGTACTGGAGCATTAGGCGAACAAGTTACACAAGTTAAATTTAGAATAACTTGGCCTGGAGGAATTGTCGCTCCAGCAAACCCAGCTATTTCAAGTGAAACTCTAGGTATGAATTTTGCTGTTACACTTACTTCATCTGCTTTAGATGAAACTTCAGATAATTACATTTTAACTGAAAATATAACAGATGTTATTTATAGTGAGTAGAAAGGAGGAAATAATCTATGAAAATGAATTTACAATTTTTTGCTTCAGCTCCTAATACATTAAAAGTAAATTTTGATAGTAATATCACTAAAGTAGAATTTGAAACATTAATAGGAACTGCTGTTGTTACAACAAGTGGTACTACTATTGATACAAATTATAATGATGGTGATGTTGAAACTGTTAGTGTTACATTAAATAATGGTTATGTTATTAATACAGCTGTAATAACTGATATCTCAGGTGGTTCTTATGAAGCTGGTGGTTCTATTTCTAATATAAGCGATAATTCATTTAATATCACAGCAAGTTTTGGTGGAATAGGTGGTGTTTTAACTATTACTTCAAAGCAAGTAAATACAAATCTTCAAATACCTATCACTAAAAATGGTACTACAACTCTTGCAACAAAGGGGACGAAAAATGTAGAAGATATAGATATAAATGTAAATATCTCTCCTATCATTCAATCACTTTCTATTACACCAAGTGAAACATCTCAAACTTTTAATGCTTCTAGTGTAGACGGTTATAAGCCAGTAACTGTATCAGCAATTTCAACTGAAACGCCTACTGTTGCTTTATCTCTTGCAAGTGGCAATCAAACAGTAAATGCTTCTAGTGGAAAATATATCAAATCTCTTACTATTACAAAGCCTAGTACTTTAATTGCAAGTAATATAAAGAGTGGGGTAAATATTGCAGGAGTAAATGGAAGTTTAAGTCCAGCAAAACCTGAACAAGCAAAAATAATTACTATCACTGAAAATGGTTCTCAAAGCGTAACTCCTGATAGCGGACAAGTTTTGTCTTCCGTTTCAATTACAACCAATGTTCCTACTTACATTACAGTAGCAAGCGAAAGTGCTTTACCTTCAACTGCACAAGAAGGCACAATCGCAGTTGTAGGGGGGGGAGTAATGTATAAATTAAATTTTGGAAATGGTGACTCTACTTCCACTACATTTAACATACAAGTTGACGATAATGCTTCTTACACTCAAACAGTGCCAGGTGGCGGAGGCGTCTTTTATACCACAAATCCTCTAGAAAGTACACAAGTACAATTGTCAATAGCAAATTATAATATTATTTATAGAAACGCAACAGATTGTATAGTTGAAATCCCTACGGGTGAAGAAGATTATATAGAACATTCTTATATAATAGTTAAACCACAATCTAATGGTGCAACAATTCTCCTTAAAAAAGGTGGAAGGCGGAATTAAATTATGCCAAAATTTAATGAAAGTTATTACGTTTCTATAAAAGATGTTGATACAAATGAAACATTAGTTTATGTTTCGGGGAGTTCCGATTTCCCTTTAGGAAACGCAAGTATAGAAATTACAGAAACAACATTAAAAGTAAATCAGTCAACTGAAAGTGGAGTAGACAGCAATACAAAAACACTTACTGACAAAAAAGTGATTGCTTGTGGAACTACAACAAACGTAAGTGATGCCCCACCTCAAACATATAGTAGTAGTATTGCTTACGTTAAATTGGGAGGGGTACTATGAGTGATACTAAACCCGTTTATAAATTTACTAATAATGCTTGGGTAAAGCAAGACGCTTTTCAATTTACAAATGGCTCTTGGGTAAGAATAAGTACAGCACTCGCTCAACTTGCGACTCCTTCTATTTCTTTAAGTGGCGATACTCTAACAATAGAAAATGTAGATAATGCAACTTCTTATGATGTATATGTTGACGGAGCGTTAAAGACGAACATTCCAGTGGGGGGGGGAGCAATTGAGCCTATTACTTCTAGTGTTAGTGCATTAAATGCTAGTTTTCAAGATGGGCAAGAAGATACGACAATTATGCAAACTACATTAGGTGGTGGCAATGGAACTTATAATGCTACAACTAATCTTAGTGATTATACAGCCGTTGAAGTTCAAGATAATATACTTAAAGTTGGCTTTAATGATATAAAATCTTCTTCTAGTCCTTTAAATGGAAAAGTGACAGTAACAAGTGGTACAGCAACGTTAGAAATACCAATAAAAATATCAGCCGAAGCATGTTTAGCTGAAGATACTTTAATCACAATGGCTGATGGTTCACATAAGAAAATAAAAGATATTAAAGCTGGAGAATATTGCTTATCGTTAAATAAAAATGGTGAGAAAGTTCCTGCATACATTTATGCAATTGATAGTGATATAATGAAGTTTGGCAACCATTATGACAAATTCACTTTTGAAGATGGGACAGTTTTAGATATTATTCATAGACATCGTTTTTATAACTTGGTAGATAATTCATTTGTACATTTAGATGTATGGTGTGAAGGGGATGAAGGAGTAAACGAACAAGGCAAGAGAGTAAAATTAGTCAAGAGTCAAATACGATATGAAGAAAAGAATATAAGACATTGCACGTTATTCTGTGAAAACAATACATATTTTGCGAACGGATTATTGTGTGGCAATAGATTTTCAGTTAAACCAGATATGGGGGTTTTCTTAAATGAGTAATGAATTAGTAAAAGTTTCGCAAATTTTAGCGTTTGACAAACCATTTGAAAATGTTAAGAATATATGGATCGGTGAAGATAACGATATTTATATTGAATTTATTAATGGTAAAGTTGTAGATTATTATCAAACTGACTTTGATATTGTAGCGTTGAAAATATACGAGCATAAAGATAGTGAAGTAGACCACAATGCAACTGTCGAAGATATAGAAAAGAATTGTACGTTTATTGCAACTGTTAGTGACAAAAATGTTAAGCAAAATATAAAAGGTATTATAGTAGATACATTAATTTTAGAATATTATAGAAAGTCAAGAGATAATATGGTAAGCACTTTTAGGGGTGGTGTATCACCTACTATGAATACTAGAACAATTTATATTTCAGGTGAAAATAAATCTGATGGAACAGTTAAGTTTTATCATAGCACCGATGCGACAACTTGGACTTTATTTTATACCAATGGGGATGCAAAATTGGTATTTCAAGAAATAGGCACTACATCTATTTATTTCAAAATAGTATGTGAAGGTGCAAATGCAAAAGGAACAATTTTGGAACGGGTGAAGTAGTTTCATCACAAGTATATGGTGGAACTGTTTTGCTTAAGATATCGTAAAGGAAGTGATAGACTATGGCACAAACATTAAATTGTAAATTTATATTTGATGAACATATAACTAAAGTAATTGTAGATAACCAAAGTTTATCAACAACTACATCTGGAACGACTTTGCAATTCTCTAAAGGTGGTTCGGACACTTATGTTACAAATGCTTGCACAGTTGAATTAGAAGAAGGCTATGTGCTTAATACAGTTGTTGGTGATGGTGAGAAATTAACTGATACAACTTTTAACGCTAACTTTTATGATGAAGATTCTAGTAGCAGTGGTTATGTAAAAGATTATGGTACGGTTACCCTTACATCTAAAATGGGGGGGTACTATGAGTAGCACAACATTAGACTTAACAACCCTTAACTTATCAGTAGGAACGCATACTATAAAAGTAAAGGCTAAAGGTGAAGGCTATGGAGATAGTGCTTTTAGTAACGAAGTAAGTTATACAGTTGCTGCTAGTGGTTATAGCGTAAGTTGCAGTACTTATGAAGAAGAAGTAGGCTATGAATATCAATATTCAACCGACAATGGGTCAACTTGGAGCAACATTTCAAACACTGGTGTAATAACTACTACTTCTCAAATAAAATTTAGAATACACAATTTATACCCTAATGGAACACCTTCACCTTCTGGTAAGCAAATAAAATCAACTTCATTGGAGTTAGATATTTATATGACTACTGAATCTACTGATGTAGAAAGTGAAAATTTTACGCTCACTGAAGATATAAATGATATTCAATGTCTTTCAGGATTACCTGGTTATGCTGTAACAATAACTGTGCAAACTGACATAGGAATGGAAACAGGTGTTGCAGTTAAATTTAACACTGCTCCTACTGATAATGATGATTATGACTACCATACGGATTTCGGTGGTGGTGATAATAGTGACCTTTATAATAGTCAAAATGAACTTGTTGAAACACCTAAAGTAGTGAATGGTGTAAGAAAAATGTATATTATGGCTTATGATGCAGAGGAACAATTAAGAATAATCTTAAATGGGGAAACACTATATCTCGCTAATGACGAAATTCACGAATATGATATTACACAAAATACAACGCTTGTATTAATAAAACTTTGGGACTAACTTATGCTTATCTTTCTATTACTAAACTTACTTGATAGCATAATTACCTACATAGGTATTACTAGTGGTGTTTGTGAAGAAGCAAACTTACTACTTGCTAGTTTATTTAAACAAAACATATTTGTAGGGTTAGGAGTTAAAATGCTTTTAGCAATAATTCTTGCTCTAGTAATAAAGAAATGGAAACCTAATTTATTCAAAATTCTAAATGTAATTTTTATTTTAATAGTGATTTGGAATTTTGTGTGGGTGATTTTATAATTTAAAAATAAATAAAAAATAAAGGAGATTTAAATGCCAAAATTAGCAATTTTATCTTTACCTAAATATACGGGAAGTGGCGTAATTAATACTTCGGGAACTAAAGTTTTTACTCCCGAAGAAAATAAATACTTTGGAGATTTTAATTTAAGCGTTTTAATCTCCTTACCTACTTTGTATGCTCCCGTGATTAGTATAAGTGGGAATATTTTAACTATTACAAAAGGAGTAGGAAATGGTTATTTTACTCCTAACTCCTATATTATATATAAAAATGGAATTAAATTAACTGAAATTACCGGGGCTTCTTCTACAACGGTAGATTTATCTACTTTAATTACACAAGACGGAAGTTATAATATTTATGTAATTTCTGCTCGAGATAATTTTAGAAATAGTAACGCTAGTAATACTGTGGTATATACAAAAGAACAACCACCTTATACTGTTACAATAAATGAAATTAGAGGTACAAGTGGCTTAGAATGGTCGGCCTATGACGGTCAAAATGACCAAGGAACTTATTTAAAAGTTTTCTCTAGTGAAGCAACTTTACCTATTAGTCTACAAATAAGTAGTGGTTATTTATATTTAAGATGTCAAGATAATACAATTAATGGTGATACTTCAACTAGCACTATTATACAAAATACTAATATAACAAATGACCCCGTTACTTTAACTTATAAAGTAAACGGTAGTGGCTCTATTGAATATATTTCAGCTACTGATATTGAATAGAAAGGAGCATTTATGGCAAAAATGATTTTTATTCCCGAAATTGCTACGGAAGTTGAAGAAACTTACACGGCAAATGGGAACTATAAAATAAATGTAGGTCACGCAATTAGTAAATTAACAATTATTACTAATGTTGCACAACCTCAATTATATGCTCCTATTATTAGTTTAAGTGGCAGTACTTTGTATATTAGCGATAGTGATAATGGGCACTTTTCTTCGTCTTATGATATTTATTATGGGGCAAGTTTACCACATAATGTAAATAGAGGGTCAAGTACTTCTACTACAACTGAAGTAGATTTAAAGACTTTTATCACGGCAAGTGGAACTTATACTATTACCGTGGTAGCGAAAGCAGATAATTTTATAGATAGTAATGAAAGTGCGAGTGTAAGTTACACGGTAGCAAGCCAAGGTTATAAATTAGAAGTAATGCAATTTATAAACGATTCAAGCACTGGTCGTTTTTATTATTCTATTAATAATGGTTCTACTTGGGCACAAATTACAAGTGTGTCTGTATTAACGCAAAATGCTTCACAAGTTAAATTTAGAATTATTTGGGGCAATGAAAGTGTTGGTATAGGTTCTATGATTTCGTCGGCTACTTTAGGTTTAAATTTAGAGCCTACTAGAAATACAACTGTCGAAAGTGCAAATTATATTTTAACACAAGATATTACTGATATTGTAGTTGAAGCTAATTAATAATCATATTATACAAAGAAAGGAATTATACAATGAAAATTTTAGATTTTCAAAAAAAAATAGATATTAAAAATATTATTTCTCTTGAAAAATTAAATAAACAATCTTTTATTTCTTTTAAATTTAATAAACAAAAAATACTTATTAAAAAAATTATTTCAGTAGAAGAAATGCAAGCCATTTTAGATACTTGCGTGGAAGATTTCTTCAGTAATTATGAAACTAACGGTTACGAGAACAAACTACCTTACACAAAACTTTTATTTCAATTAATAGTTCTAAAAATGTGTACTAATTTAGATATTAACTTTGAAGAAGTTAGTCCTAGTTTAGTTGATAATGATTTCATTCGTGCTATACTTTCTAAAATTACAAATTATGACGAAGCGTGGAAACTTATAGAAACCACTATTTCACATAAAGTTATGGCTTATTCTTTAAACTTAATCGCTACTTCTTTACCTAACGACGAAGCATTAAAACAAAATGTAGATGATGTTAAAAATATTATTCAAGATTTAAACACTTCTAACCCTGAACTTTTAAAGTATATGGTAAAAGAAGCAACAAAGCAAGAAGTAAAAGACCTTGCACGCAAAGAAATTAAGAGCGAGTTAAAGAAAAAACTTACTGAAGAAAAATTAAACAAATTAAAAGAAATAAAAGAAGATGTAGATTCTGTCCTTGAGGGAAGATAAGAAATAATACAAATAATAAATTAATAAAGTAAAATTCCTCCTAATTATAGGACTAGGTAAATTATATAAAAACTATATATTCCTAGTCCTATTTTTTACTTATAGGAGTGAAAATATAAACCCTTATTTAAAATTGTTTTTAAGGGCAAAATAAGGGTCATTTTTGAAGTTTTAAAGGGAAGGTGAATAATTATGGCTACATTCTATACACACGCAGAATACAACCGAATTTTCGGTTATATGTTTTTGCACAAAGTAATGTCAAGTGTCTTAAAGCAAGTATTAACGCAATTTAAGAAAAACTTCAAAAGTGGTGATATAAATGTTTCTACTTTTAAAAAGTATATACGCACGGAAATTGTTGTAGACGTTAATATGAAAACAGTAGTTGGTTATTTGTATATAGATACTCAAGCACTCCAAGCAAACGAAGAATCTCCAGCAAGTATTAGTAGTGGTATATGGTCAAGATATTCTTTTACTTTTAATGCTAGTGAAGCGTATGATTTTGACCAAGCAAAAGGTGATAATACTATTAATGAAAAATATGTTTCTTGGCAAATGATTAGGTGGCTTGAAAAAGGTATACGTTTGAACCCCGACGCTAATTATCGTGGTAATATGGTTCGGTGGGTAAAACGTCCAGCGACTAATGGTAAAGGAAAAAAATGGACACCAATTCCTAAACCTTGGAGAAAAGTAGGAATGTTTGAAAAAACTTATAATTATGTAAAAAGCAATTATGGTGAAATACTACAAAAGGCTTTTAAGGCTGCTGGTTGTGAAGTAAAAGGCGTGCCTAATGGTCAACCTAGAGTGAGAAGAAATTAAACAAATATTGAAGGAAGGAGGTAGATAAACGTATATGAGTACAATAAGTTCTACAATGCGAGATAATTATTATATTTCGAGTGGAATAAAAATAATTACAACAGCTCAAGATATTCAAAAGCAATTAAATGCTATTTCAGAGAAATATGCTTTAATGACCGATATTAGAATAAGATTAACAGCAAAACCTTTAGCAGCAAATTTTCAGTTGGCTGTTGAAAGAATAATCTCCAATCTTAATTTAACTGGTGCTGGACTTCCACAAAAACAAACCATAGAAGGTTTTAAACCTAGTGAATGGGCTGCTCAAGGGCAACTTGGTACAAGAGAAAGTACTTCTGTTACAAAAGTTTATACGGAAGAAGGTTGGACAAAACTTCGTTCAACTATGAAATTACAAGAAGATTTGAATACAACCTTAAAATTCACTTTCAATGGACGTGGCGAAATTGCAAGTATAAATAGAAATGTTAATACTTATGCGACACAAATTGCACTTAAGACTGAGAATTTAACTAAAAAATTATTAAGTCTTAAAGAAATGAATAAAATAAATGCTAGTGATTTTCGTACTATTTCTGACGCCTTAGAAGAAACTAATAAGTTATCGGGGCGTGAAAGGCTTCAAAGACTAAAGCAAATAGAAAGTTTGTTATCAGATTTTTCTCGTCGTAAACAAGGTCTATGGGGAATGTTTAAACAGAATATTCAAAAATTTGCTTCGTGGATAACTATTACTTCGGGCTTTTTTGGAATAGTAAAAATTATAACTAAAGTAGTCAAAGAAGTTAAAGCGTTAGATGACGCTATGGTTGAACTTAACAAAGTCGCCGACCTTACGGCTACACAAATAGAAAGAATTCAAAAAGACGCTAATGTACTTGCTACTAAAGTTGCGACTACTTCCGACCGAGTAATTAGAGCAATAGCACAATTCAAAAAGGCTGGTTATGATTTAGCCGAGTCTACATCACTTGCCGAAGTTGCTTTAAGAATGACCAATGTTGCTGACGGCATAGATAGCGTTGAAGACGCTTCTTCAAGTTTAATAGCAATTATTAAAGGTTTTGGACTAGAAGCAACTAATGCTAGTGAAATACTAGATTTACTTAACCATACTTCAAATAAATTTGCTGTTGATGTAAATAACTTAACGGAAGGTATGACAAAAATTTCAGCCGTATTCGCTCAAACTGGGACAAGTTTAGAAGAAACTAATGCTTTACTTACTGCTACTTATGAAATTTTACGTAATGCCGATGTGGCTGCTACGGGTCTAAACGCAATTTCTCAAAGAATGCGTCGTATGACTGAAGAAGGCGAAGACAATACAGAAGTAATGGCTACTATTGAAGAAAGTCTCCAAAAGTACACACGTGGAGCCGTGTCATTATATGATAAAAGAACAAAAGAATTACGTTCAACTTATGATGTACTTGCCGACTTATCTACCGTTTGGGGAAGTTTATCTTCATCGGCAAAGGCTTTACTAACTGAAGTTATTGCTGGTAATAGACAAAACAAAGTATTATCGGCTCTTATGTCTAACTGGTCAACGGTTGAGAGTGTGTTAGACGAAAGTAAAAAATCTATTGGCTCAGCAAAGCAAGAAGAAGAAAAATTTCTTGATAGTGTTACGGGTAAATTAAATCAGTTAAAACAGTCTATTCAAGAATTCGCAACTTCTTCTCTTACTAAAGATTTTGAAAAAGGAGTGCTTTCTTTCTTAACCGTATTAGTAAATTTAGGAACTAAAATGGGTGGTTTATTTAGCATTTTAGGTTCTTTAATTGCTATTAAAATTGCGTGGTCAATTCCTAATTTAATTATTACTATAAGAAGTATGACAACGGCTGCTTCAACGGCTATGACGGAAATTAATGGTGTAACGCACGCTTATAAAACTTATACTATTGGGAATCAAGAATATATAATTGCAACTAGAGCATATGGTGCAACGGCTGACGCTGCTAATGCTGCGATAACATCTTTAAAAGCAAGCCTTTCTAAGGTAAGTTTAGTTATGGCAATTGTAACTATTGCGTTTGAAGCTGCCGTCTTTGCGTCTAAGGCTTATGGAGAACATTTGCAAAAAGAAGCACAGCGTGCTGAAGAGTATTACCAAGTTGTTAAGGAGCAATATAATACTTTAAAGACTAATTATAACGAATATTTAAGATTGCTCACTAATACTAATAAAACAACTGAAGAAATCACACGTTTAAATGTTTTAGAGCAAGAATTTACTGCAAAATATTTTAATGAACAAAGTGGTATATTTACTGCTGGCGAGACTTTAGAAAAGAGAACACAAAACGCTCAAATATTAGCAAATTTATTAGTAGAACAAACTAGAAAACAACAAGAAGAAGTTCTGGCTAGGGCAGAAAGTTCAATAGAATTTTATTTTCCTAAAGGCGGAACGGGTGCAGCTGGTGGCAATGTAGGTTTAGTTCGCGAAATGTTCACCAAAAAATCTTTAGAAGAAAAAATTGAATATTTACAATATTTATATGAAACTACAACATTTGAGAAAACACGTAATAAATACGAAGAAGCATTAAAACTTTATTCCGAAATGTTAGCTGAATATCAAGCATTACAAGCAGTAATAGATTTATATTCTAGTGAAGATATGGTTAATTTACAATTACAAATTGCTACTTTCTTAAATGCTACTCAATTTTCTTTAGACGCTAATGAAGAAACACAAACAACACTTTATAAAGGAATAAATCAACTTATAGATAAAATTAAAGCCGATATTGCTGAAGGTGATTTATCTGATAAGGCTAGAGAATATCTTGAAACAGTTATTTCCGATTATGAAGAACAACTAAATATTTTATTACAAAAAGATTTTGCTTTTGAATTTTTAAATGAAAGGCTTTCTAATTTAAAACAAATTCAAAGTGATAAAGAAAAAGAATTAGAAAGACAAGAAAAATTAAAAGCCATAGAAGAAGCGAGACTAAAAGTATTACAAGCCGAAAGGACTTATACTTTAGTGCGTACCGAAAACGGTTGGAAATATGTATTGTCTGAAAGTGAATTAGAAGAAGCACAAGAAGAATTAGATAGTGCTTTAAAAGACGCTGGGCTAGACGATTTATCACAAGCCATTACTGGTATAGAAAAATTACAAGATATTTATAGTTTAGCAAGTGGCACAGTTTTAGATAATATGCGTGAATATTTTAGAGACGCAAGTAATTTATCTAATTGGCTTGCTATGAGTTGGGAAGATAAAATTGCTACATTGAATAGTTTTGGAACAGTTGACGGTAAAACTCTTTCTGAATTATATGAAGAAAATAAACAACAACAACTTACTATTCCTAGTGATATTTATAAATTCTTTTCTTCTTCTTCGCTTCCTTCACATCATAATGGGGGCGTTGTAGGTGGTAAACATACAATGCATAGTAATATACTTAATACATTAGTTAATGCTACTAATAGTCCTTTACAAAATATTAATAGTAAGCAAAAAGATGTAATTTTAAATATAGACGAGCTTACATTACCTAATGTAAGTAATGGCTCTCAATTAGCCGAACAATTAACAAATTATGCAAAGCAAAAGGCACAAATTGAATAAGAAAGGAGTAGAAAATAAATATGAGTGAAACAACGGGAACAAGTTATAATTATAATTATTATGTTGGCGTTGGCGTAAAAGTTAAAATTAAGAAAAGTGAATTAAACGCTTTGCTTTCTAAATACCAATTAACTCTTACAAATGTAAAGGTTAATTTTGACACGGCTTATTTGTCAAAACAATTTAAAGTTGCAATTAACAACGCTTTAAGTCAAATGGGTTATGCTAATACCACTTTAGGCAATATGTTAAAGCAACCTACAAAGCCAGGAACGGTTAATACTTCTACTCCTTCTTTAGCCGATATAGAAAAGCAATTAGGAATTGACCATAGTACCATAGAAAAGTCATATGCTTTATATGACGACCTAGGTGAAATGATTAAAACGGTTAATACTTATGCTCTTAATGCTGATAAGAATATTAAAGTTACAGTTGACAGATTTTCTAATTTAATTCAAACTGAAATACAAGAAAAGACTCACGCAACACAGTCAGCCGAGGCTTTTGAAAATGCTGAAAAGAGACTTCGTTTTTTAGGTAGTAGTGGAAAACTTACAGCAAAGCAAATGAGTTATTTTAATAATGAACTTGCTTTAATATCTGAACTTACTGGTAAAGAGAAAATTAATCGCTTAAAGCAATTTAATCAAGAGCTAAGTCTAACGGGAAGAAGAGCCTTAAGTGTAAGTGGACAATTCCAAGAAGCGTTTAAAAAGTTTATGATATGGTCAGCTGCTACGGCTTTAATCACTGCTCTAGTGAAAGGTATTTCTAGCGTTGTAAGAGAAATAAAATCATTAGATGACGCTATTGTAGAATTAAATAAGGTTGCTGATTTATCCGACAAAGAATTAAGTAGTGTATTAGATAGAGCAAATCAAATTGCTGGGCGTGTTATTAGTACGGCTGACGAAGCCATACGTGCTGTTGCACAATTTAAAAAGGCTGGTTATGACCTTGAAGAATCTTATAATCTAGCCGAAACAGCAATGATAATGGTTAATGTAGCCGACGGTATAGATAGTGTAGAAAGTGCTGCTTCTAGCCTTATTGCTATTTTAAAAGGCTTTAATATGGAAGCAACTGAATCTACTAGAGTGTTAGATTTACTTAACCATATTTCAAATAATTTTGCCGTAGATGTAGATAATTTAGCCGAAGGTATGACTCGAACTTCTGCCGTTTTTGCACAAACTAATACGTCGCTAGAAGAAACAACGGCATTGCTTACGGCTACTTATGAAGTATTACGTAACGCTGAGACGGCTAGCCAAGGTCTAAATACTATTTCGCAAAGATTAAGAAAAATGACTGAAGACGGCGAAGATAATAGCGAAGTTATTGCTAATATAGAAAAAACATTCCAAAAGTACACACGTGGTGCTGTTACTATGTATGATAGTAATAAAGAGTTGCGTTCAACTTATGATGTTTTAGCCGACTTACATTCAGTATGGGGCAGTCTTTCTTCTTCAGCACAAGCGTATGTTACTGAAGCCGTTGCTGGTAATAGACAAAATAAAGTTTTAATGGCTCTTATGAGTAACTGGGCTACTGTTGAACAAGTTATCGCTGAAAGTGCTAATGCTAGTGGTTCTGCTTTAGAAGAAAACGCTAAGTATGCTGATAGCGTAACTGGTAAATTAAATAACTTAAAACAAGCGTGGAATGAACTTGCACAAGCAACTTTAAATTCCGACGTTATAAAATTCGTACTAGAAGCCTTAACTGGTTTAGTTAAAATAATGACTAAATTAGGAGGACTAGGCAATATAATTATTAGCATTGGTGCTTTAATTGCTGCATTAAAATTGCCTGCTATTCTTAAAAGTGTAAAAACAGTTACCGAGGCTTTAGGCTTGCAACAAATTACTACTTTCCAACAAGCCTTAGCACAAAACGCAAATACGCAAGCCGTCCAAAATAATACAACGGCTTTATTAGCAAATGCAAGTGCAAGTGAGACTGCTGCTTTTAAAACGGCTAAACTAAATAAGGCTTTATTAATTATTCAAATAGCAATTACGGCTTTAGTTGCTCTTATAAATGTTACTAAAGGTGTTTATAATACTTTAGAAGAAGAACAACAAAAAGAAATAGAAAGAATAAAAGAAGTATCTAAGGCGTCTCAAGAAAGAATGGATACTTTCATAAAAGAAAGAGACGAATACTTAAAATATTCTACTATTTTAAATCAAACAACAAAAGATGTTCAAAATCTAAATAATGCCGAATATAAGTTAGCACAAACTTACGGTTTTACGGCTAGTCAAACCGAGCAAGCCAACAAAGGGCTAGAAGACCGTAAGAAGAAACTTCAAGAATTATTCCAAATTCAAAGAGACGAAGCAAAGAAAACTAGAGAAGCGTTAGAAAAAGAATTAGCACAAGCCACTAGGGGCGAAGCAATTCGAGGTGCTGTAAGTCCTGGTTGGCAACAAATTTTTGAAGAAAGTGGCGTATTTGAAGGGGCTACTACTGAAGAAATTCAAACGATGAGAAATAAACTTGAAGCCTTAAAACTTTATGAAAATGAAGATATTTTTAATTTAGTTAGTGCTATTAGTGGTTTTTCTAATCTTCAACAAATGGACTTAGACAACCTTAAAAATGAAGTTCCTACTTTGGACGAAATTATTATGGGTGAAGGCGGTTCACAAGTTGAAGCATTACAAACTATTGATAATGAAATTCTACGTTTAAAGAATTTATTAGGTATAGGTACCACTGCTTCGGCTGAAACTACGCAAGCTTTTGAAGAAATTATTTCTTCTTATACTGAACTTCGCGATACTTTAATTCAAACTGATTTTGCCTATAACGCTTTAGAAGATAAACTTTCTACACTTCATAAAATTCAAGACGAGCGTGAAGAAGAATTAAAGACTGAAGAAAAGTTAAAAGCCGTAGAAGAAGCAAGATTAGCACTTGCAAAAGCACAAAGTCAATATAAGCGTGTTTTAACTGAGCAAGGTTGGCAATATGTAAGAGATGATGAGCAAGTACAAACGGCAACTGAACAACTTACTAAAGCGATTAAAGACGCTGGTCTAGACGATTTATCGCAAGCAATTAGTGGGATAGAGACACTTCAAGATATTCTTTCTAATATGGTAGGCGAAGAAAAAGACGCTATGCTTGCTTATTATAGAGAGGCTGGTAATCTTGCAACTTGGCTAGACGCTGATTGGGAAACAAAATTAAAAACGCTTGATAGATTATTATCAAACGCTACAGGTTACAAAGGTTCATTTACTTCAGATTATTTCAAAAATTATGGTAAATCTACAAAAGCAGGAGATATATCACCTTATATTCCTTCACACCATATAGGAGGTATAGTAGGTGGTATACATACTAACCCTAATGAACAAATATCAAAGCTTTTAAAAGGCGAAGTAGTTTTAACCGAGCCACAACAAAAGAAATTATTATCAGTTTATAAAAATAAAGGTGGTAATATTGCAATAAGTGTAGGCAATATTACTACTAAAGAAAACGATATAGACTGTGCTAATTTCCTTTCGCAAATAAAAGCAATTGGCAACTTACAAGTTAGAACAAAGCGATATTAAAATATAATAAAAATATAAAAGAAAGGGTATAAAATATCTTATGACAAGTTTAAATAATCAAACGGGGAAAGAAGTTAGAATGGCTTTAGAACAAGCACTAAAGAATGTTTTAGACGAAGCATATTCTTTTCTTCCTTATGATAAAATTTATTATGGTGTAATTACATCAATAGATAATTCGGGTATTACTTGTACCCTTTCTATTGACAATAAAACATATTCACAAATTCCTATATTAAATACTATAAAAGAAATTAGTATAGGAATGCGAGTGGTATGTATTTCTCCACAAAATGAGATTAATCAATTATTAGTAATAGGTATTATTAAAGATAATTCAATTAATTCATCGGAATGGAATGTAAAATTTTATGCAAATAATAGTTTATATAGTGTAATTTCAATAGTAAAAGGTCAAGCAATAAATTCGCCTAATGTAGCACAAATTCAAAATTTTAATTGTTGGACAACTACACAAGGTGATTTAAACACTAAAGTTACTTTCCCTTATACACCAACTACAAATATTACACTATATGCTTATACTAATAATTAATTCTCAATAAAAAAAGAAAGGAGACAAATAATTTATGGCAATATATCAAAGTAAATATAGTGGTAAACAAATTGACAATGCTGTTATTAGTGCTTTAAATCTAACTAATTATCAGCAAGCATTAAAATCTGACGGAGTGTTAGATGTTACTAAACTAAAATTACTTGCAAATAAATTAGAAGGCGATGTTCCTTCGGCAACTTACGCACAAACTGCTGGCAAAGCTACATCAGCAGATACTGCTGAAAGTGCTGACTTAGCCGAGAACGCTAATCTAATAAATTTTAATATAGCAACAAACGAGCAAAATCTATTACAAGTAGTAGCCGACGCTGATGTTGGGCGATTTATTAAACTTGCTACTACTAATAGTATTTATTTTAAAATACAAGAGGGGACAGATTTGTCTTGCTGTATACAAGTAAGTAGTGGCATAGGAGAACCTACGGCTACGCTTGTATCTGGTTTTACTGATAGATATAATGTGTCTATTTCTTGTTTAAGTGGCAATGTATATGCTTTAGACAGTTCGAAAAAGACAGTTTCTCTTACTATAACCCTTCCCACAGCGTCTGAAATGCTATTAAGTGAAACAATTACTAGTTTAACTTTTTCTACACACGCTAGTATAACACCTACTTTGACTATTAATGGTGGGACTATTGTATTTAAGGGCGAAGATGTAACAAGTGGAACATTCTTACCACAAGCAAATGCAACTTATGAGATTTCTATATGGTATAATGGAAGTCTATGGGTTGGAAGTGCTGTTAAATGGGCGTAAAGGAAGTGGTAATATATGGACTTAATAAAATAGGTCGCATATTCATAAAGAGTATGAAAAATAATCCTTTGAAATGCTGGAAATTTCTAAAGCTCATATACCGAAACGGAGAGATGAAATATGCTCAAACGGAATGGTTACGAAAGTAGAAAAAAGTTATGAGATAACCTATGGTTAAACCCTAAGGGTTGTAAAATGGAAAATCAGCAGGGAAGTTCCGAATAGGAAAACCCTCAACGACTATCTCGCAAGAGAGTAGGCTACAAGCGTAGCCGAAGTGGAGGACACCTAAACGCATATAAAATAATAATAAAAAGCTTAACTTTAAAATAGTTTTATGTTATAATATATATGCGAAGGTGAAGATATAGTCTACGCTCATATGAAAGTATGAGGTGCGAAAGCACAGTACGGGAGTAGCGTCCCGAACAACTAAATTTACCTTCATTCTATAAGAAAGGAGGTGCAACGAAATGATTAAGTCTTATAAGATAAGAATATTCCCAACCAAAGACCAAGAACAATTAATCTATAAACATATAGGTTGTTGTAGATTTATTTGGAATTATATGTTAGATTTACAAAATACTAGATATAAAAATAAAGAAAAATATCTTTCTGCTTTTGATATGATAAAATTACTCTCGCCACTTAAAAAACAAAAAGAATATGAGTGGTTAAATGAAGTTAGTAATATTAGTCTTTGCAATATATGTAGAGATTTAGATAAGGCATTCCAAAATTTGTTTAAGAAAATTAAGAAACACCCTAAATTCAAAAGTAAAAAGACAAGTAGATTAGCGTACCCTTTACGCTATGATAGAATTTATTGTAAATCTAGTGATACTTTACAAATTGAAAAATTAGGTAAAGTTAAATGTAAAACTGATTTTAATTTTCCACTAGGGAAAGATATTAAAATTACTAACCCTAGATTAATAAATCAAAATGGTAAATGGTTAGTTTGTTTTGGAATGGAAAGCGAGAGCCAAGCAAGTACATTAACTGACAAGCCAATGGGAATAGACTTAGGCGTAAAAGAATTAATGGTAGTAGCGTATGGTGAAGAAGAAATTATCTTTCATAATATTAACAAAAGTAAGAAAATGCGTTTATTAGAAAAGCGTAAGAAACATACTGAGCGTACTATTTCACGTAAGTATAGAACAAATAATTCTTATGAGAAAACAAATAATATTATAAAAGAAGAAAATAAACTTCGTAAATTATATGCTAAACAAACTAACATTCGTAATAATTATATTCACCAATGTACACATACATTAGTTTCTTTATTACCTTCAAGAGTAGTAATGGAAGATTTGAATGTAAGTGGTATGATGAAAAATAAACATTTATCTAAAACTATAATGGAAGCGAAATTCTATGAAATAATTAGACAAATGCAATATAAATGCGAATGGCTAGGAATACCATTTTTACAAGTAGATAGATTTTATCCTAGTAGCAAAACTTGTTCACGGTGTGGAACAGTAAAGCATAATTTAAAATTAAAAGATAGAATATTTACTTGTGAAAGTTGTGGTCTTACAATAGATAGAGACTACAACGCCTCACTTAATCTACAAAGATATAAAATTCAATAGAAGAATTTTAGTCTTGGGGTGTCGTTGCACCCTTAAATTGTGGAGTGTTATACAAACTCGAGTAGTGTATACGAAAGAGGACACTATGAAGCAATAAATTTAGTTTTACTAAATACAACGGACACAATTGTTTATAGTACCGACGGTGGCATTCTACAAACGGGCGTAGAAAACCCTACAATTAATCAACTTACCCTCCCTACACCATTACCTTGGTGCATAAAATCTGGTTATAAATTTGTTCAATGGCAAGATAGCGAAGGTAATGTCGTTACTCCTGGGCAAGTACTTACTAGTGATATAGATTTAAATGCTATCTTTCAAGAACAATATCAAATTCCACAACCTAGTTTGAATAATAAATTACCTTTTGACGCTTCAACTACACAAAATGTTTCTTTTAGTTTTGTTCTATTAGGTATTCCTAAAGGGGTAATAACTAAAGCACAATTAAAAATTGTTGATGTTACTACAAGTACACCAACTGATATAAATTTAGGTGACGGAATTTTTAATATTCAATATTTTGATTATTCTTCAAATATTGCAAATTCGGACTATGTAATTTCAGCATATGTTACAATTCCTAACGGTACAACAATATTCCAAAATAATCATAAATATAATGCTAGTATGGCATTTATTAACTATAATAATACCATAATGTCCGAATATTCACAACAAATATTTTTTGAATGCTATGCTACACCTAGTTTAGATTTATATTTAGATAGTGCTTACACGCAAAAGTTAGGTAATTCTTTAACATTAGGTTCTTCTACTCTTACATTATACCCTAAATTCGAGAAGAATGATTTTAATAGTATTGCCACTTTAGGGAAAATGTGGTTTACTTTGTATTATCAAAATAATGTAGTAGAGCAAACTGGTGAACTTACATCAGACGCTACGTCTATCACTTTCTCTAATTTAACTCCGACTACTTTAAACTATGATTTACGTTGGGGCTTTATGACAAGTGACGGAGTAACAATATCTAGTTATTCTTCTTCTATTGTTGTACAATATGACCAAACTATTTTATCTAATGGGCAACTTATTGCTACGAATAATGCTTGTGGTGGATATATTACTATAAAATCTAATATTTCCGACACTGATTTAGCAAAGATTAGTACAATGGTTTTAGCCAGAAAATCACTTGATAGCGTTCCTACAACTCCTACAAGTGAAATAAAGTTAATGACTATTCCTACTAACAAGAATTTTACTATGATAGACTCTTATAATCAAGCCAATGTGAATTATGAATATATCTTATACCCTTATGACACAAATGGCGATTTAATAGAGCCTATTACAACGCAAGTATTTAGTTATTTTAAAAATGCTTTTATTTGCGACGCATATACAAGTTTTATGATGACTAACGGTTTATCATATTCAACTTATAATACTAGAAACGCGACGGGAATTTATGAGCCTTATGGTGCTATATATCCGACTGTTGTAACAAATAGTTCATTACAATATAATTCGGGCGAAGTTAAAGTAACTTCATTAAGTCGCTCGACTACACTAAATACTTATAGTAGTCAAGTAAGTTATTACGACGAAGTACGAAACCGTACACAATTAAATCAATTCTTAACAAATAAACTACCTAAAATCTTAAAAGATACTTTAGGTAATATATGGGTAATTTTTACTACGAGTGATGTAAGCAATGCTTTTAATGCAAGTATGTTTAATGCAATAAGTGATACTACATATTCGTGGGTAGAAATTAGTGATTTAAGCCAAAAAGGGTTAGATAAGTTAGGAATGCTTGGGCGTTTTGGTTTAACTTATGCTGATAATACTAAAAATAATTATGCTGATATAACTACGATAGGAAATAAAAATAATATTCATATGTAAAGGAGGTGATTAGTTATGAATATTTCTGAAAATAGATATGAAATTTTTAATCAGCCTATTAGAAATAAAAAAATAAGATTAGAAATATATGATTTTAACAATCACCTTTTAGACACTTTAGAAACTTATGTAGTAAATGGGACAATAAACATTGACGCCGATAATGACTTGCGCCGCTCGGGGTCTTTAGAAATAGCCATTCCACCACGTTTTAATTCACCTATTTTTGAACAAAATATTAAAGATTTTAATTTAACGGTTATAGGAACGGAAGATAAATCTTATATATGGTATGACCGATATTTAAAAATTTATATTGGGTTACAAGATTTTCAAGTACCTATTATTGAAGAAGAAAACCAAAAATACCAATGGTATAATATGGGTTGTTTTCTATTTGATAGTCCTACTGAAGAATATTCTTCAACTACAAATTCCGTTTCCTTCGCTTTATTAGATAGAATGGCTGAATTTGGTGACCAAAGACAAGGTGTTGTACCTAGCATTACGACGGAAATTCCAGCCGATACTTATAACCCCGATACTAAAGAATGGACACGTAGAAGTTTTAGAGAAGCCTTAGTTGAAACATTAACTAATATATGTGGTATTCAAAATTACATTATTGCTCCTATTCCTACTGAATATGAATTTTTACCTTATGCAATAAAAATCTCAATAGGGCAAACTAAATTGCAATTACTTACACAATTTAGAGATATAACTCCTGATTGGGAATTTTTCTTTAATGAAGACGGTGTGTTTGTATATCAACCTATTCCTAGTGGTGTAAGTTCACCAACTTTTTTATTCCCCGAAGACCAAATTATTAGTAATAATAGCGAAGTAGATTATTCGTCTATTAAAAATCAAATTATTATCTATGGTAAAACGCACGATACAACTTTCTTTGCCAAAAGTGCTAGAATAAATAGTACTGAACTTCAACTTGATTTTGATAGTTTAGGTGGAACAAATGGTTTTGATACAAGTAGATTTACTCAATATTCTAAAATAGGTTTTACTTGGGCGAATAATAACACAACTACAATATTTGATAATGTTAGTTTATGGACGAATAATTTTACAACTAAATTATTTAGCGACGAAAGTTGGCAAGGAATTTTCCGTTTAACTCCTTATGAAAACAAAGGTGGTAATTATCCTCCTACCACAAGTGAAAGTTTAAGAGTTAATTTATCACAAGGAAATTCTTATGTAATAAAGCCTTATTATGGTGTATATGACGAGAATAATGTCTTTATTTCTAATGACGAAAACTACAACGCATATCTTCCGTCTTTGCAATGGTTAGGCAATTTACAAGTACAAGCCGTTAGTATGAATGATAATGTTAATAGCCCTTTCTATATTAACGAAAGATTAGTAGGCGAAAATTATTATGGCGGAATAAGTACAGTAAGTGGTTCGGCTGATTATCATATCACTATAAATGATGTTGACACTTTAGGCGTAGGACTTACAAGTATAAATTTAGGTACTAAAATTACTTTCATTCCTAGCCATTTAAATACTACATTTTCAAGACTTGAAGTCCAAAGTCAAGGGACTTCATTAAACGAAGTATATAGAAACCCTTTACCATTTACTACTTCGCGTACAAGTATTATTTCACCTAGTGATAATTATTTTGGTGGAGATTATACTATTTGGACAATAGAATTATTATCTATTGGTGGTCAACTTTGTTGGTACATTTTAGGGCAATTAAACGCCATTACAGCCATTTATTCAGACGGCGAGTATAATAACATACCTAGTGATTATTCAGCCCAAATTAGAGCCGATTATGAGCTTTATTTGCGTTCTTTTTTACCGCATACAATAAATGTGGCTATGATACCGAATTATTTATATAATGTAAATTTAAGATTACGTAAACAACCTAAATATTCGCCATTATATACTAACATAAGCGAACCATTTTACACGCAAGAAGTAAGTGGGTCAAGTGAATTTTATGTCGCTGATATTTCCTTAACCGAAGCTAAGCAATATCTAATTAAAAAATTATCTTTTAATTTAGATTCGTCTGGGTCTACAATGGAAGTTACAGCTATGGAATTATTCGTACCTATTGAACAAATAGATACGCCTAGCGAAGAATTAAATTTACAAGAAAAGAATATTACAATTACTACTAATACTACAACCGATATAGTAGCCGATAGTGGTTATGACGGCTTAAGTAAAGTTACAGCAACAGTAAATGTTCCCGACGCAGAAACTACTACAACTAGTGTTACATTAGATATGGTGAGTGGTAATCAAGTTATTTCGGCTACCGATAAAAACTTTACTGAAGTTAGAATATTTAAACCAAGTACTTTTATAGAAACAAATATTAAAAAAGATGTTGCCATTGACGGCATAACTGGCACATTTGCAGGAGATGAAGATTTGCCTACTTATACTGGAGCAATTCGTACATCTACTAAATAACTTATAGAAATTACTAAAATCAATTCTATTTTATTAAAATATTTTTTGATTTTACGAAAATAAAAATCAAATTACTAAAACAAAGAAATGAAAGAAGGAAAATACAAAATGGATTTAGTTGGACTATTAAGTGTTATTGCTGGCGTGCTTGTTAGTGTCGGCACAATATTAGGCTCTTTTCTAGCCGTATATAAATGGTTAAAGAAAAAAGCTGAAAGTATTATATCTAATACTTTAAATAAAATTTTAGAAGAAGGCATTACTCCTAAAATTGAAGATATGAATACAAAAATAAATACTTTAGAAGATAAAGTAAATACTAATGAAAAAGATAGACTACGCTCCCACATAATTAGTTTTTCAGAAGATTTAAGGTCGGGAGTTATACCGACGGATACGTCCTTTCGAAACATCTTCGCCGAACACGAAAAATACAAAGCATTAGGTGGGAATGGGTTTGAGAAGCAATGTATTAAATACATTGAAGAAAAATATTGCGAATATTACAATAAATAGAAAGAGGTGAATTTATGTTTGCAAATCTAAATACTGGTCAAATTATAGCAATTATTTCGGCTATCATAGTAGTTTTAATTATTAGTGCTATATTATTTATCAAATATGGTTGGTTTAGAAAACTTGTTTATAAACTTGTTGTTAAAGCCGAAGTTTTAATTAAAGAAAACAAACAAGGTCAAATGAAGAAAGAAATGGTTATTGAATGGATACACGAAAAACTTCCTTCTACTTTTCAACTATTTATTACAAAAGATGTAATTTCTAAAGCAATAGATAAATCAGTTGAGAAAATGAATAAATTTCTTAAAGAACAAGCTGAAAAAGAAGAATAAAACTTGCAACTAAAAATGGTTGCAAAATAGTAATGCAACCGAAATTGGTTGCAAATAATTATAAAAATAAAAAGGTAGTTTAAATACTACCTTTTTTTATGCCGTTTTCTATTATCGTTTCTAATGACTTAAACATTGTGTTGTACCATTCTATATACTCTTGTTGCGATATACCTATTGGCATTTGTTTCGGGCATATTCTACGTAGAGTTGCACGTAAGTGGTCTTCAGAATGAATATCTTCATATATAAATTGAAAATTATAATGATATGATGTTCTATTTAATGTTTGTGGAATAAGTGTACCCATTGCTTCACAATCAGATTCATTAATTGATTTTTTTACTATTTTTGCGATATAAGTAATAAATTCGGCAATAGGAATAGCATATGTATGATTAGTCTTTCTAAAATTAATTACAAACATCGGCTTTACCCCATCAAAGTTATCTGCTTTCATTAAAGCTTCTATTTGGTGCCATTTAATATTTGCAGAAGTATTTAACTTTTGTTGGGCTTCTTCTTCCGTTTGAAAACTTACACTAGTCCCTATAACCGACTTTAATTCTAAACAAAATAAATATGGTAATTTATACGCAAGAAAATCATAAGGGTTTTTCGCACTGAACCTAACTTTTGTGCTATCTTTACCAAAAGAAGAAGGAGGGTCTATTAACCTTAAAACATAAAAATCTTCTTCTTCTAAAGATTTATGAAACTGATGTTCAAATTTCTTTCCTTCATTCATTATTCACTCACATCAGTAGGTATGCCATAACATTTTGCTTGTTCTATAAGTGCTGAAAATTGTGAAACTTGCATAGCATACACATAACATCTACCTAAAAATTCTTCATATGCTTCTTGGTCGAAAAAGCAAATACTAGTAATTATTTCTTCGTCAATTTCTACCATTTTTTTTGTAATGTTATAAAGGTATCTATTTAATAACCTATATAAAATTGCAAAGTCTTCTAATTGATAAGTCTCATTTAAAATTAAATTCTGACCTAATACATCATTTAATATATCTTTAGGACATTGAATTCCATTTTTTGTTAAAACTTCTACTTTATCTTGCAACCATACGTGATTTTTATTTCTTGCCCAGTGTTCTACATTGTCTAATAAATTAACAACAGAAATAATTAAATCACGGTGGCAAGATAAAATATCTTTTTTAACACGTTTAATATTTTTCTTTTTTGTTCTTTCTTCTTTTCTTGCAATAAATTTTGCTTTTAATTTTTTAAACATCTTCTTCTCTCCTTTGAAACATTATATGGTAATTAATTTTAAAAAATTTAGTATGCGAGCCGAAATCTGTAACTAAATTGTTATTTGCGTCTACCCATTGCCTATAATAATGTGGTGTGAAATGTAAAACGTCTTTACAATACGTACTTATAAACTCCCACACATCTTCTAAATAACAGAAGAAGCCTAAAGAGATTAACTCTTCTCCGTTATCTAAAAATAATTCAAATTTACCTTTCGTCATTTGGTGCTAACTCACTTAAATCTACTATTTGTTTACCCGTTACATAAGGTAATTTATGACAAATAGTGTTTAATAATTCTTCGGCTTCTTGTGGTGTGTCTACACACGCTGCATAAATTTTAACACCATTTTTAATAGTATATAATCTAGTATCTTCTATGGCTAAAAAATCAGCTTCAACAAACGCTCTCTTATTTTGTGTTATTAAATACATAATTATTCCTCCTTACTTTTAAAAAATCTTGTACAATTTTAACGACGAAGTTCAGCGATAAGACTTGAAAAAGTGATACATTCATCGTAATATTCAAGCATATCTTCACCTTCCATATTTAAATCTTTTTCTAAAACGTACTTGCCGTCATTCCCTAATATTATAACATCGTTATAATCTAAATTTAATTGCTGATATAAATTATTTTCTAAATATGATTCACCATTACACCACGCCTTGCCTGAATAATAAAGTAATTGACATAATTGTATATATTCATCTTCTCCACGACAAATTACTCCTATTGATTTTTCACTAGAAAATAATTTCGTTTTTATTAGTTGAACTAATATTTGTTTTGCGTTTCTGCCCATTATATAGAACATTATTCTTCTTCCTCCCACGTAATATATAATAAAGAAATAAAAGTTAGTACTCCAGATATGCTTATAATTTTTGCAAAGGTAAAATACGCTAATATAACAATTTCATACATCGTGCTTTTATAAAACGAAAAGTGCAAAAATGCTCCTATACAAAGTACTATTGTAAACAAAACACATATAGTACACATAGTTGTCAAAACCCATTTTGAATTTATAAAAGCAAGCCATTTACTAGCAAACCTTAATAATATATTCTTTTTCTTTTTCATAATTTCTCCTTTCCTACAATTTTATTTTTATCACAAAAGAGTAAAAATCACCACTTTTGCGTGTATTTTTGCGTGTATTTTAAGTGATTTTAGGAACGCATTTTATTACCCCTTATAATTAGTCAAGTTGCTTACAAAAATGCGATTTTACCCCCTAAATAAGCCTCAAAATTGTGATTTAATATTCTTCTATACTTTCTTCTTCTTCATTATTAATAAAATGTTTGCAAAGGTCATTCTCTAAATCATACTTGCCACCTAGAATTAAAGGCAAGAAAGTTTGTTTAGTACTAACTCGGTTAGTATGCACAGCAAAATCTAATGCTTTTTTATCGGCTACTAAAACACACTTCTTCTTTGAGCGAGTAATTGCTGTGTAAACCCATTGTTTACATAATAGTGTGTAAGCCGAATAATCTATACCCACTATTACAGTATCAATTTCACTACCTTGAAACTTATGGCAAGTAATAGCATAAGCAAGTTGTAAATTATTAAACATTGCTTTTTTATAAATTACTTTGCCAACTTCATTACCATAGTTGTAGGTATAATCTACAATAATTGTATTATCTTCAGTATCTACTTTGTCAATAATGCCTATATAACCATTAAATACAGCAACCGTATCACCATTAGTGTTTTCACAATTATAATTATTAACTACATTAATAACTTTATCACCTTCCCTAAAGACTTTTGATTTATCATTAGCATAAGGGCAAATTTCATTTACATTAGACGAAGCAGGATTATAATAATCTTGAACACGTTTATTAATTTTATCTACCGATAAATTACCACGTTCTTTCATAGGAACTATAACTTGAAGTCTATGAATTTGAGTCTTAGCAATATCTTTTAAACGATTATATTCTTGCTTAAAACATTGTATAACACTCTCATTAGTAGTTTGACTATCTAACACTAAAGTAAAATCTTGAAGTTTTCCACGTTTATAAACCTCACCATTTACACAACCATTAGTAATACTTTCTCCGTCTTTTACTTTAAAACTTTCGGTAATTATACCACTTTCTTGTGCTTGTCTATGAATTTTGTTTAAGATTTGAACGGGAATAACCTTACTATCTATCAAATCTTTAAGTAAATTTAAACTACCAATACTTTCTAATTGGTTATGGTCGCCTACTAAAATAAGTTTAGCTCCAGTAGGAATTGCTTGAATTAAAGAATAGAATAATGCACCACCTATCATAGATATTTCATCTACTATAATTATATCATAATTAAGTTGATTATTTCTATTATGCATAAATTTTTTATTTTCATTTACACCAAGTAGTCTATGAATAGTTGAACCTTCTAAGCCAGTAATTTCACTTAAACGCGAAGCAGCACGCCCAGCCAAAGCAACTTGTGCAATACTTTTGCCTTTGAATGCACGTGTCAACACTTCAACAGTCGAACTTTTTCCAGTACCAGACGCACCAGTAATAACACCTACATTACTATATTCAAATATCTTTGCTCCATTTATTTGCTCGTCAGTTAACGTCCAACCTCTTTCACTTTCAATTTCTTGTACTACTTTGTCAATAGGATAAGTAGGGTTTTGGACATCACCGTCTAATAAACGGATAAGTTCTTTTGCTATTTTTCGTTCAAGATTAAAGTAAGAAAGTAAAAAGACTTTGTTATTTGCTTCGTCAAAATATATAGTGTCGTCTTCTTTAAGTTGAACAATAGCCTTTTTTAAAGAATTATAAATTTCTTCTTTATGTTCACTAAATTCAGTTGGTGTAAATAGTTTTAGTACACCTTCGGTAATTATACTAGGTGTTACCCACGAATTACCACTTTCGGCTTGATTTTCTAAAAAGTAAACAATATACCCAGCAATTCTTTTAGGACTAAAAACTGATATTCCTACCTTTAGTCCTATTTCGTCGGCTTTTGCCCACCCAATACCTTTTACATCTTTAATTAATTGGTAAGGGTTATTTTGTAAAATTTCTTTTAACTTACTTAAATTTTTATAACGGGTTAATAATTTTTGAATTAAGTTGGCTGTTAAATTATATTGCCCAAGTTCACTATATGCTTGTTCATATTGTATATTTTCTTCATATTTTTTAATAATTTTTTTTGCCGTAATTTCTTTTATTCCTTTTACTTTGCACAAAGCGTAAACGTCTTTCTTTTTTATATATTCTAACGGGTTATCATAAGTAGCATATAAAAGTTGTACTTGCAAAGGCGTTAGAATATAAGAAAGAAAGTTTCGTATAGCGTGATTATCTTCAGTAAGTAAAGGTTGCATATACACAATTTGGTATTGCAAACCATAAGTAGGGTGATTAACTTCATTTGCAATTAAAGAATAAGTTGTATCATTCTCACGTTTTGTAAGGTCGATTTTAGGGAGTTCTCCCGTCACACAAATATCTTTTTTATTTTCCTTGTCCCAACAACGAATTATTCCCCACGTTCCTTCACTTACCTTTTGTACTCTAGGATACTGAATAGATGTAATACTTACTGTTGTTTTAATAGTTTTCTTCGTTTCTAATTGCACGCATAATTCACCCTTTCTAATTTAATTTTTAATAGTATAAACTTTGTTAATTTGGCATACACTTATTGGCGAATTAAACATAAAGTTTTGCTCTATCCAATAATTAAGTGCTGGTAAACTATCTATTGTAATAGTCTTTTGAGTACCTTGAGTGTAATCTATATATACGACTTGATATGTTGGAAAAAGATATGTAGCATTACTATCATAGTGTAAATTTTCTGTATATTCATTATAATCAGCACTTTTAGTTTGTTCTTCATTTTTGTTTATATCTTCACTCATTATTTATTTCCTTCTTCTTTTTCGGTTTTTAAATCTTCAGCAAGCTTAGTCATACGAGGTAATTGTTCGTCTATAATCTCGCCTTGACTAATAATTTGTGCGTCTTTTAAAGCCTCTACTTCTTCGCGTGTGCGTAAGAATAAAACAACTTGACCTTTCGCTACATCGTCAACTGAACGAGGAGCAAAAGTGTTCATATTTTCTTCAATTGCTTTTGCAAAAATTGTAGATAAATGTTGTTTATGTTTAGGCTTTAAATAAAATTCAAACTCGTCTTTTTGCTCATTAAATTTAACATCATATCTTGTGTAAGTATCAATTAAAATACGTCTAATTGCTTCCTTATCTTCTATGTTTATTACAAGGTCAATGCCATCTTCTAAATTTTCTTTTATATATTCACGAATTTCAGCATCTCCCTTTTTATCTTTTTTTGCTTCTTCTAACTTTTCATAATATAAATTGTCAATATAGTCTTGAAGACCTATTAACTTATAAAGATGTTGAATACTTGCAAGTTGTTTTATAGTATTTAATTCAAATGTAAAAATTTTTTGTTCCATAAATAATTCCTCTTTCTTTTTTATTTTTTCTTTTCTTTAACTAAAGGGATATAATAAGTTTTCCAATTAATTAAAACATTTTTATATTCATTTGGCACAACGAAATATTTTGGTTCGTCACCACCTTCAACATAATTAGAATTAAATTTATACTTTGGTTTTAATTTGTCCATTAAAAGTTGGAAAATTGTTCCTTTAGATAAAGGTTCTTCAAGTAATTTATATGTTTCACCACACGTATAGACTTTAAGTGATTTATTTGACAAGTCTTGTACGGTGATAGACATTATTCCTGATTTGGTTTTCCTAGCGTCAAGCACAACATAAAAATTTTTAAATTGCGAATTGACATAAGAAATATTTCCATAATATTCAAGTTCAGCATTTAATCTATCTCCTAAATTCAAATGTTCATTAGGCAAAATCACCCACATATCACGCATAAATCTATCGCCATCAAAGCCACTATAAGTTTTTGCTGTTACTTTACTACAATAGCCTTTTATAAAATCACTAGAGATATTATATTTTTCATTAATAGAAACTAACTTTGCAAGCGTGAATGATTTTGCTGTACCAAACTCAATAAACATTTGAATAATACTTACTATCTTTTGTGTTTTACCATACTTTCTAAAATAATTAAGTTGAGCAAGAATAAGAGTTTTTGCTTTACCTACTGTTTGAATTATTAAAGGAAGTAATTCAAGAAAACTAGCGTTAATATTTTCTTCATATAATGCAAAAAGTTTAGAACCGTCTTCTTCACCAAAGCCTTTTAATGAACTTAAGCCTTTATAAATAATACGTTCGTTATTTTCAATACCAATAGCATATTTATCTTTTGACTTACCAAATTCAATATCATAAATTTTAATACCAAGTTCATTAGCAAGTTGTGTTCCGTCTTTAATATCGTCATTATTTGCTGCACAATTTAGATATGCTGTTACAAATTCATAAGGATAATAATATCTTAAGTAAGCACAAATATAAGTTAACATACTATATGCTTGAGCGTGATTGTAGTTAAATTGGTAAGAAGCAGAATCCTCAATAATCTTTAAAAAAGTTTTTGCTTCTTCTTCTGCAATCTCTCTTGGTTTGTCAGATTTGTTGCAATAGCCTTCTAAGATTTTAGGTAGCCATTCAGCAATTTTATCTTCTTTTTTAGCACAAATATAACGTCTAACAGTATCGGCGTCACCACCACTAAAACCGCATATTTGTTGTAAAAAAGCAATACAATCTTCTTGATAAAGTAGGTATCCATAGTTGTTTTTTAACAATTCATCTATCATAGGCGAGGGGTTTTTGTACCATTCTTTTGCGAAAAGTTTATCTCTAAAACTTGCTCCCGAAGGACGGATAGCAGCCGTTACAAGGTCAATATCACTAATAGAATGTGGTTCAAATTTCTTTAGAGAACTAAAGGCAAAATCACCATTCATTTGGAAAAGTCCCACGGGGCTATCTAACATATGTTTCCATACTTCCTCATCATTCCAATTAAGTGTTTTAGAATTAGGAAAAGGGATATGTGCTAAGTCGCAAGTTTGTTGAATAATAGAAATATTCACGAGACTAAGCAAATCGTATTTTAGGATTCCGAGTTCGTGGCTTTCGTCCATATTAAGATTAATAATATGTTTGTTTTCTCCTTTATCATTTGCCCACACAATACCATAATTGTCCATAATTGTCCAAGGACAAATTAAAATTCCAGCGGGGTGAATACTTCTTGAAATAGATGTATTTACAAGACCGTCAAAATAATAAAACAATCTTTCATATTTTTCTCTCACTACTTGCTTATTTTCACTTTCGTCAGCGTCATATTCGTCTTTAATTCTTGCTACTTCGTCTAAAGAATATTCTAACACTTTACCAATAATATCTATTGTTCCACGGTCAGCAACTGTTCCAATTGATAAAACAAATGCTGTATGTTCAAGACCAAAACTATCTATAATATGTTTATAAATTCTAGGCTTATCTTCGTCTCTAACATCTACATCTATATCGGCTAAAACTTTTCTATTTTCATTAGCAAATCTAGAAAAGATAGTTTTCCATTCTATACTATCTACGTCAGTAATGCCTAATATATAAGCAATAAGCGACCCACTTACTGAGCCACGACCTAACCCTACGGGAATATTATTACTTTTACACCAACCAATTAAATCAGACATAAATAACATAAAACTTAACATATCTAACTTTTTGAATACTTCATATTCTTCTTTTATACGACTTAAATATTCTTGTTTTTTATCTTGTGGAATATACCCAAGTTTTAATTTTTCATTAAACATTGAAAATAATTTCCCTAAAAAATCTTCTTCTATATGGTCGCTTATATGTGGGTATTTAAAAGAAGTATCTAGTGTGAATTCTTCTACGCTTTCAGCCATTACATTAGTGTTTTCAATTGCTTCTAAATATTCTTCTTCGGTTAATGCTTTTTGATTTTTAAAACATTCGACTAATTCTTCATAACTTTTATAATTAAGGTCGAAAGTATCTTCGTCGCCATAACTTTGACCTTTATACTTCATAAGAATTTTACGACACGCAGACTTATATTCATTTAAGTTGTGTGTATCTGTTCCAGCAATTAAAGGCTTATTATATTTTTTTGCAAGGTCGGCAAGCCAACGGTTATATTCTTTTTGTTCTTGTGAATATACGTGAGGTTGAACTTCATAATAATCATATGTAGAACATAATTTTCCAAATGTTTCGCACGAAATTTCTTCAAACGCAGTTTTTCTTACTCTATTTAAAGGACTTGCTAAACACGCAGAGATTTTAATTACGTTATCACTTAAAGCAAAAAATTCGTCAAAAGTAATTCGTGAATTATAATAAAAGTGTTCACTATCACTAGCCTTACTCATAGCAAGATTAATTTCTTTAACACCTTCATAATTTTTAGCAAGTAAGATAGTATGAAAATTATCACGTATCTTACTACCATTATTATCTCTTTTATCTTGTGTTAAGTAACATTCAACGCCGTGTATGTATTTAACGCCCATTTGGTCGCATATTTGCTTTTTTGACACCCAGTTGAATAAATTGCCGTGTTCAGTAAAAGCAATCGCTTTTTGCCCCAATTTTACGGCTAATTCGACGTAATCTTTTGCTTTAGTACAACTATCTAGTAAAGAAAGGTCAGTGTGTAAATGGTAACATACATAATTTTTATTTATTTCAGTCATATAGCCACATCCTCATAAGTGAAGTCATCGTGAATACCAGTAATTACAGTATCACTTTCTTTTAAATAATTTAATCTATTAGTAATATTGTTAACCATAGTTTGAAAAGTACTTTCAATAACTTGGTTGCCTAACGTTCTATTGGCAAGAGATTTAGCTTTTAAATAAGTTAAATTATTATCTACAATACATTGTATAATTTTACCTTGCTTATTTGTAGTAATACCTATTACTAGTGAAGTTTCAAAATCACCAATATCGTATGGTGTATAATTATATCGCCAATATTGTACATCTCTAATAAGAATTTTATCTATATCTTGACGACCGTGAATTGTATGTTCTAAAGACCGTGGTGTGGTATGAGTTTTATAAGGCGACTTAAGAGTGAATTGTTTGTTTTCTAATATGCTATTTCTTATTTTTGCTATTTCAGTAAATAATTCACTTATAGTTATTGAATTTGCCATTCCATTACTCCTTTCTTTTATAATTTTCCCACTAATAGTATACCATATTTTTAATTTTTTAGCACTTATAATACATAAATATTTTTTTATAAATCTTTTATAAATATTTAATAAAAAGTAGCGAGTAATTATATATAACTACTCGCTTGTCTTACTTCCCCAAAGTTTTGAGAATGCTGAACCACCTACAATTTCTGGGTTTGTTTGTCCTTCTTCTTCTCTAGCCTTAACTCTTGCTAAATATTCTTGATAAGGTTTATGAAGTTTAGGGGAATAGCCTGATAAATTTTCTAGTCGGTAAACATCTTCATAACTAACATCTTGCCACCATAAAGACTCGTCTTTCGTGCGTTCGTATTCTTCTTCACGCATTTCAATTTCTTTAATAGTGTCAATTATAAAACCTTCTAGTAAACTTGCTTCTTGCTCATTAAATTCAATAGGCAAAATACAATTAGAGAATGTAAATCTATCTTGAATTTCTTGTGGTAAAACGCTCATAGAATTTGTAGTTGCGAATTCAACAAGGACTTCATATGCGTCGTCTTCATTATAGCCTAGTTCTTTAAGCATACTTTTAACTACGGCTTGTAGACCTCCCGTAAGTTTACCTTCGTTGTCAAAATGACCGCCAATATCATTTCTTTCAAGCCTACGTTCTTTTTCTTTACCATTCTTTTGAATATATTTTACATTAGTATATTTAATAAAATTCCACGCAAGATGTATTTTATCGCAACTAATACCTTCATTTTGAGATAAAGCAATACCATAAAATTCTAATTGGCGTTTAAGTTTTTCAGCTTTTTTAGGGTCATAAAACGTAGAAGTTTTATAATCTATGATATCTACACTTCCGTCATTTTTCCAATTCGCGAAGTCTATGTAGCATTGAATAAGATAATGCTTACCCCCAGCGTCAGTAACTACACAGGGGTAAAATTTTTCGCATTCATACATTCCTTCTTCTTTTTTTACATTGGCAAGAAAATGTGAACAGCACATAACAAACTTACGTGCTAATTTTTCATTAGTTTCTTCGGCTTTTTTACGTGCTTCTTCGTCTAAATTATCGCCAATATAAACAAAGTTTTTACCATACATATTTCTTGCAAGGTCATAAGAAGTTTTGAAGTTTTCTACCATTTCAGCATTAGATAAATTCTTTAAATAGAAATTTTCCATTTGTGAGTGGACAGCAGTTCCTAAACTTAAGTAGATGTTTTCGGGCTTATCTTCTTTTGTATGAAGAACATACTTCAAAAAATATGTCCATTTGTCTTCAAGAAAACAAGATATTTTTGACCAAGAATAAATTTTATCTACACCGTGTTGGAGTTTTAAAGCGTCTAATTGATTATCATTTCTAGGCATTATTTTCCTCCTCCTCTATTTCTTTTCGTATTAAAGTAAGCAATAAATTTTTCGTGATTTTATCTTGAGTAGTAATAGCAAGATGTTTTTTTATATCACCATTTACGAGTTTTAATTCACCAGAAATAATGTAGTTGGGGTCTCTCATACATCGGCATTTATAAAAACGGTCATAAATTCTAAATGAAAACGGATAATTATTTGGTTTGTTTTTTATGGAATTGGAAGTTGTTTGGTTTTTGCCTTTCTTGTTTTTTATTTGGTTTGTGGAAAAAGCAAAAGTAATCAAGCCGTCTCCATAAGAATATGAACAAATATATTTGCTAATATCTTTAAGAACTTCTTCTTCAAATATTTGTGGTGGAACGAATTTATTTAACATATTGTTTCCTTTCTCTAAATAATTGCTGATATATAGTATTTAACTTGTCAGCAGGACTCTCAGTTTCTCCTAATAGATTATTAGTATCAAGTAAATAACTTAAGTTACGCACTCCTCTAAATCTACTACAAGTAAGTTTCAAAAAGTCTTCGGGAACATCTTTATCAAAAGCAATGATAATATCAACTCCTAAAGCGACAAGCATTTCTCTTTGTTTTTGTGTAATTTCGTGGCTACCTATTGCAACGGCTGAATAATCACCATAACTTGCTCTTTGAACTACTGACCTTTCAGCTTCAAAAACTACTACATAACCTAACCTTTTTATATCATAATAGTTTTGAGCTAAACCGAATAAATGATTGCCTTTATCAAACTTATAATCACATTTGTATTTAGGTATACCTAATTCTTTTGCGTTAGGAAGTGTAGTTCTTCTAACAAACCCAGCAATAGGTTTTGAAAATTTTCTAAGTGGAATAGCCCACTTAAACCACGGAATAATTACAGCATTTGCTTTACTATCAAAGCATAAATTAAATCTTTTACAAGCGTCAAAAGTACAGCCACTGTCTATCCAACTTTTATGTGGTAAACGGATAAAATTATTTAAGTAATCTAATTCATATCCTTCAAACTCATCGTTTTTTAAATTACTATAAGTTCTTCCTTTTGCTCTTTTATATACTGCTAAAACATCTTCAGTAGGACTTTTTGCTCTAGAGCCTTGTTCAAAAGGAATACCTAATAAAGTATGAATTTTCTTAAGTGCGACATAAAAAGTGCAATCGTACACATAAGAAACAAAATCAAATATACTACCGTTAATTCCACGTGAATATACTGATACAAATAAAGTGTCTTTGTTTATACTTACGCTTGTAGGGTTGTCGCCGTCGGGCAACGCACACCTAATATCTTTTTGAAAAGATTTACTGCTTATTTGTTTGCAACCAATTTTTTCAAGTAGGGGGACAACAAGATTATTTTGTTTAATATACGTAACTAAATCACTTGCTTGCATTTTGTCCCACTCCTTTCTCTTTGTTTTAGTTTTTGCAAAGGTTTAAAATATTCTTTATAGGGTAATAAAAACTACCTTAGAGAGTATAATAATAACCTTTATAATTATTATTTTTCTTTCTCTAGCATTTCTTTTACGACTTTAACATATTCGTCGGCTAATACACGTCGATAATAGTTTGTCATAGGGCTTTCTTCCTTATCACCTACGCTCTTATATTCACGTAAACTTTTTTCTTCTTGGTCTACAAAACTTTCACCAGCAATGAAGATAATGGCTTTTTCGTCGCTGTAATAAGACATCGCAACTAAATAAGGGTAGTAAGGGATAAGGTCAATTTTACGGTCAAAATATATTGTTCGTGTCGCATAATATCCGTGTTTATTTAAAGATTTTAAAGTAGAGAAAACTTTACTAAAATATTTATATTTAGTTTTACCATTTTCTTCTACCTTCTCCAAGAATTTATTATGTGCAATCTCGTAATCAATATTATATGGAGTAAGTTGTAACAAAAATTTTTGATAAAGTTTACCACCCGTTCTTTGTTTAAATTTTTCAAAGAGTTCGTCTTCCGACCCTTCACTCATATAAACGTGGTCACAAAGGTCACATTTCCCACTGAATTTACTCATAATTTATCTCCTTTCTTTAAATCTTATTTTATTGTTTTTAATTTTCTATATACAACTCCCAGTCTTCTCTAGCACATTGTCTTACAAATTCTTCGTCAAAGAAATTGCTAATAAAATAAGGTTTATTTGGGAATTGTATTCTAATTTTTCCATTAACTAAACATACATAAAATTTATTTTCTGGTAAGGTTACTTTACAACCTTGCTCCATTTTATCTAATGCCTCTTTAAATGTCATTTTCTTTTTATTCTTCTTCCTTATAAGTTGAAAATTGTGTTTTTACTTTACCACAAGGAAACATTTCCGTACATTTACCATTTCTATAAACACATAATGGCACAAGTAACCCTTTAAATTCGGGATATTGCTTAATTACTTCGTTGCACATTAACCTTACAACTTCCCTTGTTTCGGGACTTGCTTGTAAACATAAACGCTTATGTGCAAGTTGTATTAAGGCTTGTGCGTTAAGAGATATTATATGCGAAACAGTTTCACCTTGTGGTGCTAAACTCCTATCGTATTTTTGTTGTCGGTCATTTCTTTGTGTTTGAACGTAGTGATTAAACCCTACGTGGTGTCTAACTAAATGCACACTTACCCAGTAAGGAATGTTAAGTCTGAAACCAAACCATAATTCTCTAATAGGACTATGTTCGCAAGAAAGTAATTTCTTCTTCCACTCAAAGTCTACTGAATTAGTAGAAGATTTTAATTTCTTGCCAACGGTGTTAAGCGTGCATTCCTTCACCCATAACCAAGTTTTTTCACTAGGAAAATTAATCATTTCTACTTTTATATTAGGGAATTTTTCACTTTGAATTATTCCCATAATTAATATCTCCTTGTGTATTCTTTATTAATATTTTTATTAACAGTTGTAGTATTTTTGTTTACTGCCTTAATTTGTTCATATTGTAACATTGTTTTTATCGCTTTGGCACAATAATCTGCACGTCTTGACTGTTCAATACTATCGCCTTTTGCCCACTTATCGCACACTTGATTGTCACTACGTGGGTTATATATATAGCAAAATTCACATCTATTCATATAAAATTCCTTTCTAATTAAATGGGACTGAAGTATAACCTACTTCTTTAAAAATATTTCTCGAATAATCAGCTTCTATTACTATTTGTCTTTTTTCAGCTTCGCCATTTCTATTTTTTACAATAAAAACTAATAAATAATCTTTTTGTGGGTCAATAGCAACGGGGACAATATGTTTATCGTCAATTAAAGTAACAACATCTAATTCATTTTTATTTCTTTTATACCCAGCGTCGGCTTTAATATCGGCTAACGCTTTACCTTCTTGTAATGAAGGGTTTTCTAACGGCTTTTCATCGTCAAACATTCGACGTATCATAAGATAAACGCTCATAACATTCGCCATTGCTTTACTACCAGCAGTATTATCTTTAGTTAAATAGCGTTGTCTAACGTCCGAAGTACGAAGTTGTAAGGTACAAAAAATATGTAAATTTTTATTCTCGGGTTTAATTACGTCGTAAATATTGGTCATATTCTTACGTAACAATTCCCATTCATTATCTTGAAATTCCGTTCCGTCTTCTTTAAAAGTATCTATCGCAAAGTATTTTATTCCTTTGCTAGCATATTGTTTTATTTTGCGTATAACTTCTTTACAATTAAACACATCAACGGGAACAATGGTAATCAAATGATTTTGTTTCATTTCTTTTAACCATTCCCCAGCTTGAAGAATTAAATTCTTTTGTTCTTTAGTTAACGCCGACCCATATTTCATTTTTGCTTTAGGTAATTCTTTTTTAAAAATATTATTTACTACCCAAGCAATAAATTCTATTTGCCACTTTTGGCAACTTTCTTCATTGATAAATATTACAGCAGGTTCACCATAATTTATAAGTGAAGTAATATACACATTACGCATAAAGGTAGATTTACCTACACCCGTAGGAGCTCCTAGTCCCGTAATATCACCAAGTGAACAACCATTAGTAAGTTGAGTAAGAAAAGGCATATCATAATAAGGGAGACCAACCATTTCGTCATTGAAAAGTTTTTGAATAGTTTCATCAATGTTGTCGGCAAGGTCATAACCTTTTAAGTTATTACTTGCCTTTACAAAAGCACTATTATTTTGATAGTCAAAGTAATCATATATTTGGTCGTAAGTCAAATCTGTAAAGGAGGCGAGTTGCTTTTCACTAATATATTGACCACTTTCCATTTTTCTATATAATGCTTCCCATTTATTGTTATTATCTATATAGCTTTCAATGTTATCTGGATTAACATATTCATTAGCAAGAAGTGTAATTGTTTCCCAACCTCCTGTGTTATCATAAACTTCTTTTAACTTTAAATGTTTTTCAAGGTATAAATTAATTTCAAGTTCGTCTATATGTTCAAACTTTTCATTCTTCATACCTTTAATAATTTCAAAATAAACTTTCCATTTATTTATTCTAAAATCTTCTAAAGTTAAATTATCATAATCTAACATAAGGTCAGGGTCTTTATAAAGGCAACCTACAATATAACTTTCACTAATGTTTTTATTATCATATAATTTTTGTTGTACTCTCTCAAGTTCACTAGTTAGGCTTGGAGTGTTCAAATTTTCCATTTATTATCACCTTCCTTATTCTACTTACTTCCCCATAGAGTATCAAATTCTTCTATGAGTGGGTTCTTCTTTTTAGTTTTTGCTTTGTAACATAAAGTATTTTGTGTATTTTCTAAATTGCTAGTTTGTAATTCTTCTACCTTTCCAGCGTTCGCTCTTAAATTTTTACAACGGTCGCTAATTTCATTTATATGTTGTTCAGCAATATAACATAATAAATTTACTTTATGATTTTCGTCCTTTGCATTAGTAAAAGTTTTTAAGATAGTAGGAGTGCAACTAACTAACGTCCAATACACGGCTTCGGCTGAATATATTTGCTTAATAGGTTCGGGGTGATTTTTAGTAGGTTTACGGAGATAATGTTGCCCATATGCTAAGCCTTTAACTCGCATTACTAAAAATTTAGAAAGTTTTTGTTCTTCAGTATAATTAAAGATATTTCTTTTTATATATAAGAATATATCGTCCCATATTTTTTGTTCCGAGTCAGTACTTTTAGTACTTTTTTCATTCTTCTTGGGCATACATTATCTCCTTTCTTCCATTAATTTTTGATTATATTTTATATTATAGATATTTCTTAAATATCAGTGGCAATAGTGTTGATAAAGCCAATTATTGCTTTGTATTGGTCTTCAGTTGCTAAATCTACTAAACTAATTTTTACACCTTGACTTTTAATAAATTCAGTAATTTCTTTTGCGTGGCTTGTTCTTTTTGTTACAGCATTTCTAATTTCTTGTTTCCATACTTCTACGGGGTTTTCTTTTGGCTTTTCAATTTGTGGTGTTGGTACAGTTGGAGTTTCGCCTAAAGGGTTAGGTGTTGTAGGTGTAGGAGTAGAATTAGATGTAGCGAATGGGTTAACGCGTGTAGATGTATTAGGTATTACATTTTCTCTAACAGTTTGTTGTTTTGTTAACTTTGTTGCACTAGCGTCTTTTAAACTAACATCGCCTACTAAAGTAGCTAAGACATCATTTTCACTAATTTCAAATGCGTTAAGATACAAGTAACGCTTTAAGTAAGTGTGAATACTTCCTAGATTTTGAACAGCTGTGCAACCTTTTACTTCAGCGTCGGCTACTGGTGTAGAGAATGTAATCTTATCATTAGGGTTTTCTACATCAATAATATCTAACGTTGCAATCTCATTAGTAAGATTAAACGCAGATGTAACTCCATATTTGTCCATTAAGTAATTTAAAGTAGGAATGAAATCTTTTAATGCAAAATAACTAAATTTCGCGAATTTATTTTCCCCACTTTGTTTTAAATCATATGTTAAAAGTTCTACTCTTATACGTTGAATTTTTGCAAGCAGAGATTTAGGTTCTTTATTAAAAGTAATATTTATGCTAGGCACAAAGAATTTATTTAATTCGGCTTCTTTTGCTTGAATTTCTTGACATACTTCTGATATTTCATTTACTTCATTTTTTATTTCGGTTTTTTTAACTGGCATAATTTATTTCTCCTTTCTATTATTTACCATTCATCATTTCTAAAAATGTTTTATAATCTTCTTCACCCACTACATTTTCTCCTAAATTATTTGTATTAGAAGGTGTAGTAGCAACTACATTAGGTGTTACTGGGTACGTAGGTGTAACTGAAGGAGTGAATTGATGTGTTGGTACACTTTCGTCAACTGAATTTACAGTAGGTTTTGCCTTTCCAATACTAGCAAATGGAGAAACTTTTTTGAAAGTACTTGCGACTTCTTCATTTACAATTTGTTTAGTTGGTGTTTTTGGTGTAGTATCTACAATGTTTAAATCGCCAATAGTAAGTTTATCTTTTTCAATAGCCATTACTTCACCTTCTCCTTGTGGGTTCTTAATAAGTCTCACTTGAGAGAAAAGTTTAAGCTCTACGGCTTTATTTGAAGATACGGCTCTTTCTAAATCACTACGAGGAATAACGCCTAGTTGATAACCTTGAATAAGTTGAGCCCATTGTGGGTATTTTTCAGCGTCTAAATATTCTTCAATATTTACTTCTTCTGTTTCCACTGAATAAGAATAATGACCATTTACATCAATTGCCCATACTTGCGTAGGACTTGTAATATTAAAGAAAATCTTCTTTATTTGTTCCCATTTAGGAAGTTCTACAAGTGAAACATATAACTTATGTGGGAAAGAAACAGTTTCATGTGAACTAGTTTGAGCATTACGAATATTCACATTAGAGTAAACGGGTAGTTCATAATAACCACCTTTTTCGGCTTGTGCAAAAGTTTGAGCAGTACAGAAAACACGTTCACTAAAAGTACAATAATGTTCTCCTACACATTCATTAGTATAAGCAAGAATGATTTTCTTAATACTTTTATTCTCATAAATTTCGCCATTCTTACCCACAGCATAAGTAATATCGCCACTAATTTTAAGTTCCATTCTATCTTTGATATGTTCATAAATATAATTTACAGCGTCATAAGCACTTAAGAAACGCTTGTAAATAGTATAAGTATGACCTTCTGAATTAGTTGCTCTTTCAAGCCCTACTAAAATATAATCTCTTGGTGAGATTTCTTCTAATATAGTATCAGAAAAACGGTCTTCATAATTTATCCACCAAGAGTCAGCAAAATTATCTTTATTGTGGACATAAAAACCCTTTTCTTTTCCTTGGTCAGCATAGCCTTTTAATTGAGCGAAAGATAATCTATCTTTACCACAATTAAGTGAAATGGTCATTTGTGAATAAAATTTATCATTGCTACTTTTTGCATTAATTTGGAACATTTTTGTAAAGCTTGCTAGTTTTTCTTCTTGCGTTCTACCGGCTAAATTGAATACACCACAAGCATTAAAATTAGCATAACTTAATGGAAGTTTTTTTGGTTTGTTTGTTTGTTTGTTTTGCATAATCTTTCTCCTTTCTATTTAATTTTTATTTTTCTTCTTCCTTTACGGGAAGGGTAGAAAACACACGGTGGTCAAGTACATTGACAGTAATATCATCATAGGCTTCTTGTATTGTTAAATCTTTATTACTAATATCAAAAGCCTTATAGCCTTCTAGTACGTGATAAATTTTCATATCTTTATATACTTGATATTCTTCTTCGGGAGATATTCCCTTTGTTACATCAGTTAAATCAATTACACTTAATTCACATAATGCTTTAGGTGGGTTAAATTTAGAATGAATACTTTCTATTTTAATAGGTTTTAATAGCATAAACTTATTTATAGTTACATAAGTTGTTCCGTCAGAATTATAATGTTCCCACGGTACTTCTATTACATCACCTTTAGTTAATTCTCCTAAAGTTTTTGTGGTTTTATTACGATTACGGCGTTCTTTAATGTTCAAGAATTCCCGCCAGTCGTCAAAATAAATCTTAATCTTTTTTGCCATAATAATTTATTTTTTTATTCTCCTTTTTATATTTTATTTATGTTAATAACAAAAAGCAAAATGAATGCACTACCTATAATTAGAAAAGGACGTGTATATTGTCATAAATAAAGAGGTAAAAGCTATACAAAACAACGAAAATAAGAGAAAATATGAAAGGAAATATAAAAAACTAATTTTCGGTAATGCACTCATTTTGCCTTTTGTTATTTTTAACACTATTAGTATAACACAAAATTTTTAAAATAGACACTTTGTTGCTTATTTTTTTACTATTATTTTTTTTGTTATTTTCTTGAAATTATTCTTTGTGTAAATTCCATAAACGAAAGTCAACATCACTATCGCATTCAATATCATATCGCTTACGAATTTCTCTTATTACTTGAACAATTCTTCTTCTTATTTTATCAAATTTATTTGGCGTACCATTTATAGCAGTAGGGAATCTTTGCAATAATTGTACAATAGATTCACCTTGTAGCCAATAATATAAATATTGGTAGCGAATATCTTCTTCTGTTCTTTGCTTTATTTCTTTTAAAATAGTGGGAATAAGTTCGTCAGACTTAATATGTTTATCTTCTTTTACTTTATACTTATAAGCCCCATTAGTTAATAAGAATTGTTCTATTCTTTCTCCACCGAAATCAACATTCACAGTATTACTAGTGCTTCTCTTTTGAGCAAAAGTAAACCTTTTTTCGTGGTCAATAAAAGCTCGAAATACCATATAAACCCAAGTAGAAAAATTACTTCTTTGGTGATTAAATTTATCTACTTCTTGCCAAGCATAAAATGTTAAACCATTCAAAATATCGTCAAATAAGGTATAAAATTCGTAGTTTACTGCTAGGAAACCTTTTGCATAGTCCATAATCTTACTCGCTAGAAAATCGGCGTCATTTGCCTTTAAATAGGCAATATCTTCTTTAGTATAGTTTTTTGCTGGCTTTCTATATAAAGTGTATAACATTTGTGATACATCTTCCATAATATCACTCACTAGCAAATACTAAATCTAATTTTTGCAAATTGCTATTTTGAATTTTTTGAATTTTAGTATTATATCTTGCCAAACCTTTAACTAATTTAATATATTCTTTCTTTAAGTAGTCAAAATCTTCTTTAGTATTTTTATAAATTTTAATTCCATTATATGAATTTTGAATAATTACATAAGGGAATTCAGTATTATTATTTAATTGTTGTAAGTCGCTAGTTAATAATCTAGCAGCCCTTGAAAAATAAATATCTTTATTACCTTCTACTTCATAAGTAATTGCTATAATAGGTATTTGTAAAAGTTCTCTGCGTTTTATCCACGTTGGTTGTTCTAATAACACACGTGCTAAAACTTGTTGCCTTGCATTTAAATATTCTAAATTGTCTACATTTGCCATTGATTTTCTCCTTTCTTTTATTCGCTCATTATTTCTTTATTATCTATGCAACCTTGAATATAGCCTACAAGATATGTAAATACATCTTTCGCGTTTAATAAAGATTGTATAGTTATATAAATTTGTATTTTTTCTTGGTCGACATCTTTTTCTCCATTCTCGTTGATGAATTCTCTACCATATCTCCATTGTGTGTCTAAAGAGAAACTATTAAATTCTTCCCACGAGCCGTCAAATTCAAAATGAACATTTTCTAATAAGCAATAATGATTTTGTGGCTCAGTAAATTGAGCCTTATAATTATTTTGTACTTTTTCTTCTACTTTTTGTAAAATATTTTTCAAGTTCTTGAAGAAGTGTTTTGTTTTTATTGACATAATTCCTCCTTTTTGTCGGCTAATAATTCAGGGTTTTCATAGATATTACCTACTACTTTCATATATCTTTCATTAGTTGCAACTTCTAAGAAGCCTCCTTCTTTAATATCTGTAATATAGAAACCTCCTAACATCCAGCGAACTTCGTATAATGTATCATAATACTCTACGATATTACCCTCGTAGATTTCTTTGCCATTTTTATCTTCATAGCCCGTGTATTGCATTAAAATAACATTATTAGGGTCAAATTCAAAATAATGATGTGCATATGTTGTTTCACCCGCGTATCTAATACTTGAGATATTACCTTTTTCATACAAATTGTCATACCAATTTATCTCTGTTACTTCAACCATTTTATTGATATCTTTTAAATATGCTTGAAATTTTATTGGTCTATTTTGTGTCATTTTACTTCCTCCATTTTTATATTTGCTTTAATAAAATTATATTAAATACTAGCCAAAAAACATCACTTATAAGAGTAATATGACAATTGTCAAACTCATCTGAGCCTAATAATTTACAGATACCTACAATGATATCAGCTAATATGTTTAAACTAAATAGTACAATTCCTATAATCAATATTGCTTTCATTGTTTTACCTCCTAATTTTCACTACTCCAATCTAAATGCTGACCACAATGTGGACAATATTCATTATCTATTACCACATTCAGACCACAACGAGGGCAATCATAATTTAGTTCGGGGATAACAACACGATTAAAGTATTCGTCGTGCTTAGTTCTATAATTAATACTTTCAGTATTTGTACCTATCTTCGTAGGTGTTTCTTTATTAACTAGCTCTTGTAATAATATCAGGTCTACATTTGTTTCACATTTTGTTGTACAAAACTTGTTGTTACCATAATACTTACAATTACCGCAATCAAGCTTATTCCAATAAAGACGATATAATGCTTTTTTATATTCATTCATTTTTGTTTTCTGTTTCATTTCCTATCTCCCAGTCTAGTTTTTGCCCGCAATTAGGGCAGTAATTGCAATTTACTTTCAAATCTTCTTCACCGCAATTTAAGCAAGTTCCCACAACAATATCGTGTATAGGACTAATTGCTTTTAGTCTTTTCTTTACCTTCTTAGGTGTTTCTTTATCAACTAATTCTTGTAATAATTTTAATTGATTTAAAACTTTTAAAGGAATTTTTAAATATAAAAAATCATAACAACTTTTAAATTGTTCTTTTACTATTGTCAACGCTTTTTGATAGTTATTCATTTTCATTTTCTACCTCCCAATCTAATCTTTGCCCACAAGAAGGACAATAAGTATAATCATCTTTATCAAATTTCACTGTAAATTTTCGCTGACATCTTGGGCATTCTACTGCTTTGTATGCTAAATCATAATCTCCAGAATCGTCTATAATATCTGGAATACGTTCTACTTTTTGTGGTGTTTCTTTATCGCTAAAACTATTTGTATTACGTTCTTCAAAATGTTTTCTAAAATTTATCCAATTATATACACACGCGTTGCCATTTTCGCCTTTAATAATATAAACATTATCACCTAAAAACACCTCTTTCACATATGCAGCGTCAACAGTAAAAATTCTAAAGCCGATTATTTTACTTTCATTTTCGATGTCAAATAATGGTATAAATTTACTATCACAACAACTTAAAAATCGAAAAATTTCTTGTAGCGAGTTTTCTTTTAAATTTATTACTGAAACTAAAGATGATTTTTTAACATATTCTTGTATCATTTTTACACTCCTATTTAATCTTCCACATCAAAGTAATATTTTTTAATTCTATCTTCGCCAACAGTTTCAATAGCTTTTCGTGCTATTTCTTCAGATGTAAAATGAATATTGAAAGGAATATATTGCGTACGCCAATAACAATAAACATCTACATTTTGGTCTTCGGGGTCATATATAATCACATATTTCCTTTGACTTAAATTATTCCAATCAATTTCTTCTTCATTATTCTCCAAAGCAAAGTCTCTTAGTTCTTTAATTATTTTTAACTTTTCGACCATATGTTCAGCTTCTTTTTTAGTTTTAAAGCAATTACCTAAGGCAAGTCTATTTTTATCTATCGAGTCTTCATCATAATTGATTTCATATATTGCTCCTTCACTATTATAATAACAATAACGTTCTCCTTTTTTAGGCTTCCATACTTCCTTTTCTTCTACCACTTCCCAATCATCAGCTAAAGTATTGACTATAGTTTCTTGATTAAAGTTGTTAAATCTAACATTACCGTCTTTCAAATAAATTTTAATTTTATCATCTTCAATAAACCAATAACCTTTCCACCCAGGTCTTCTAACTTTCTTCCCTCTCATCATTTCTTCATATGCTTGTTTAAAATTCATAATTAACTCCTTTCTAGTTTCTAATTTCACAAAATGCTTCTATTAAATAAAATGGTAAGTCCCACCTAAACCAACTCTTTAAATCTTTTAACTTTTCTTCACCAATATATTTTGTTTTAATAAAAGGCTCAGAAGTAAGATTGCGTTCAAAATAGTCGGAATAACCAAGTTCTAAATATTCATATGCGTTAAGGTCGTAACCATATGGGCTATCGTCCCAATACGTCCAAAGCACTATTAAATTAATATTTGATTTTTCAAGTACATAAGATACAATTTTATGCGTATAATTAACAACCTCTTGTCTAGTTACCATTGCGTAGTTATTACCTTCTTCTAATTTATTAATAATTAAATTTACTATAATAGTAGAAGCGTGTAAAAATCTATTTTCTGTATTTGCTAGTTTTTCCATATTCTCCTAACCCTAATTCTTCAAGGGTATACTCTTTATCTCTTTTCATTCCAACGAACATTGTATTAGGTACAAAATAAGGTGAATATGTTCTATCATTATTAGAATGATAATAATCAGTGCAAATTGATTTAAAATCTATTTCAATAAATTCATAGTCGTCATACCCTTTGCGAATATTTATTACTCTATCTTTAAAAGGTTTTATTATATTAATCAAATATTCCTTTTCTTCTTTAGTTAAAATATCTTTTACTTCTAATTCTTTATCATAATCTAAAAATTTATCTAAATACTCTTTGTATTCTTCTTTAATCATATCTTTAATTTTAACTAACATATTTGCCTCCTATAAACCTAATTCTTCTAAAGTATATGCTCTCTCTAACTCCATACCTTGATACATTGTACCTGCTTTAAAATAAGGGAAAGAAAAATACTCTTTATCTAATTGTATATATATATTCTTTATTATAACTTGAAGAATCAAATGTTTTTATAATATAGTTGACACGCTTTCTAAAAGGTTTAATTACTGAAGATAAATATTTCTTTTCTACATCGTCTAAAATATCTCGAACGTTTATATCAATTTCTTGATTTAAAAACTTATCAGAAAACATTTCTTTATTATCATACCAAGGATATTCATGTCGACAATCTTCGCATTGAACCGCTTTAAAAGGACACCCCGCACAATATAAACCATATGTTTTACAATAATAATTTTTATATATTTTAAACTCTTCTTTAGTAATATCTCTTATTTTTTTCTTAATTATCATTTTCTCACCCTCCCTTTATTAGATTAATAGATTAAATAATTAATATACTCCGTAATATCATCGTAATGTTTACTACCTTTAATTAAATCTTGAATATTATAACCAAGCTTTTGGAAACATTTATTTAAAGCAACACAAGCCTTAAATGGAGTCGCGTCTAAGTCTACATCTATACTCCAATGACCACAAGCACTAATAAGTTCACATACAATTTCAAATTCATCTTCAGATAATGTAATGTTCTTCCCTTCTTTATTGACGAAAGAAAAACAGTCTACCGTATTTGCTACCATTAATCTTGATAAATACTCATCACTATCTTCATATCTATCACGAAGTTCTTTTAAATCTTCTCTATAAGTTCTCATATTTTTACTCCTTATTAATAAATTTTTAAAATAATATATTATAAATCTAATTCTTCTAATGTATATTCTTTTGCAACTTCCATATTAGTATACATTTCATTTCTATAAAAATTTGGTAGACATGTTTCTTCGTCTCGACCTTTGTTATGTGAAGCTACTTTTATTAGAAGATAACATTCTTCTATATTCAAATTCTCTTTGGAAATACTGATAACTCTTTTTCTAAATGGTCTAATTACATCTTTTAAATATTTTTTCTCTATATCATCTAAAATATCTGGTACTTCAATTTCAATTTCTTGGTCAAGAAATTTATCAGAATACAAATCTTTATGATTA